CCCAAGCGAATCACAGCAAGGGATTACAGAAATGTAACCCCTTTTTTCTTATTATCAGCATATTATGTAATTATCAATGATTTATACGAACAAACGCGGTTCTATATTTGTTTCATTTTAGTTCACTATATTTCATTGTATTTCATGAAATGTGCAACAAATGTGATACCCTTGTGTGATACCAAATCTTTTAAATTATGAAGTACCCAACAGCAAGATTTGTGTTTGACCGGAAACACACAGCAAGCAAGACAACAAAAGGAACCGTTCAGATAGAAATATTATTTGAACGGAAAAGGAAATGGATTAGTACAGGCGTTAGGCTATATTCCGACCAATGGAGCGAAAAAAACAAAGTCAAGAATACAGTTCAGTCCATAGACCTGAACGAAAGACTCGATGCACAGATACAGAATATAAACGAATTTATCAACTCACTTATAAAGAATAAGGAACCTTTCAACTTTGAAAAGCTGGAGCATTTCCTAAAGTATTCACAGCAGAAAGAGAGTTTTCTTGACTTCATAAAGCGCCGGGTAAGCGAAAGAACAGATTTAAGAAAGGGGACTTTAAACACCCATGCTACATTAATAAACTCTCTGGAAGAATTTGGTAGAATCGTTTATTTTTCCGACATAACAACGGCCAACATAATGTATTATGATGATTTCCTACATAAGAAATACAATAAACAGACCACCGTTCATGGCTATCACAAACGCTTGAAAAGATATATAAACGAAGCTATTAAATATGAGTTGTTAAAAGACAACCCATATAATAGACTCAAATTTGACCGTGGGAAAAGCGAAGGAATAAAATACCTTACCATGGACCAGATAAAGCAAATACAGAACTTAGAAATAACATCAGAAAGCATCAGTAAGGTTAGGGACTTATTCGTCTTCCAATGCTTCACCGGTCTGTCTTATGCAGATTTGTCCAAATTCGATTTCTGCGGAGTAATCAAGAAAGGAAGCAAATTTTTTATTAGAGATATTAGAATAAAAACAGAAGAAGAATACTTTCTTATGCTCCTAAAACCCGCAATGGAAATATTGAGAAAATACGACTTCAAGCTACCGATAATAAGCAATTACCAATATAATTTAAGGTTGAAAGTCGTTCAGGAAATTGCAAGGATAAAGCAAAGCCTTCATTCCCACATGGCAAGACACAGTTTTGCGGTAATGGCTCTAAATATGGGCGTATCAATCGAAAACCTTGCCAAAATGATGGGACATACAGATATAAAGACAACCCAGATATACGCGAAGGTGCTAAACAAGTCCGTGCAGGAAGAATTTGAAAAGATGGATAGCAAGTTATAACCCAAACAACCCAGTGGGTTAAATTCAACCCAAAATAAGTGAAAAGACCCACTGGGTTATAAAATCATTCTTGCCTTTCAATAAACTCTTTTAATCTGTACAATCTGTCTATTGACGGGTTATAAAACGGGTCAGGAAAATGCTGGTTTATATCGTGTATATTCGCCTGTATGTATTTCTTTACGTCGAATATATTCTCCGATTCGCTTAACTCTATTTGAGTGGGCAGTTGAGCCGTTAAAGCCCAATGAACAATAGCCTTTACACTATCTTCGTCGTATGCGTATTTACTTTCTTGTGCCATAAAATATTTATGTATATATAAAATCAGGTGCAAATCTATTTAAACCCGTTGAAATATCCCATTATTTTATCTGATAATTCACGCAGCCCGCAGCATATATACGTTTCGGTCATCGTTACACTGGAGTGCCCTAACATCCGGCTGATAGAATACAAGTCCGCACCTCTTAAATATAAGTTGGTTGCGCAAGACTTCCGGGCGGAATGCGAAGAAATAAATTCCCACTTTTCACCGGTTATATATTCGCCCGCCTGGTACAGCTTTATACGCTTGTTTATCCCACATCGCCGGCATATACTTCTTATTGTGTCGTTAAAGGTTACATCCGAAACCTTTCGTTCATTGATACCGTATTCCCGGTTTTCTTTCAATATCCGGAGCACAGCAGGCGCCGCTGGTATCTCCGCTTTAATCTTGGTTTTCCGTGAAACATATATCAGTCTTCCGTCTACTATGTTGTCCTCTGTAAATTCTATATAATCCGAATGTCTGGCGCCTGTAAGGCAACCAAGCAAAAAGCAGTTTTTTACAGCGCGTTCCGTTTCATTGATCGGATTATACGCCAATAACGTTTTTATCTCGTCATCCGTTAGCCACGTACTTTGCGTAGCATCCTTTTTTAAGGTCAATATAGCCTCAAAACCTTTTGGAAAAGAATACATATCGCTGTACAGGTTAAGAATTGATTTAAGCATAGCGCAATAGGTTTTAGCGCTATTGGTGGCTACTCTTTCATTAAGGGCCTGAACAAAGTTGTACAACCTTGGTTTTGTTATACTGTCGAATGTACATTCCACTTCGTTAACCTCTTCATACACCCGCAACACCTTTCCGTATTGCGGGTATTTCTTCAAAAACACTTCCTTTAAAGTCTCCATATTATTCACCTGATTTATTATCTTTTGTTTTTCCTATCGCCATGGCAATTCCTATTAAAACAGATGTAATAACCAGCGCCGGGTTGATGTTCCATAATATTACTACCAGAACAATTGCCCAAAGAATAAAACCTAAATACATATTATTTTCTCCTTTAAATTATTCGTTTATTAAATCCGCCAACTATTTATACCTCCTACCTTAATTCTGCTTTAATCTTTAACAGCAACCAGCTTTCCGCCTTCCGTCATAACGTATTACCGATTCTCTTCCCAACAAATAAGAGTCCCCAAAGAGCGTATATCCTGCAAAACTATCGTATTTTAAAGAACCTTTACCGACGGTTTTAGATTGTCCGTCATGATACACTATATCACCTTGCTTTATTTGTGATATATGAACCTTTTCAGCGGCAAATAAATGCTTTTCCTTATTAATATGCAACGCCAACACTCCCATATCCTTAAAATTTATCTGATTCATCGTTTATAAATTCCTTGATTCTCTCTATATCGGTGCCGCTGACAAACAACACGGCACCGAATAACAGCAACATAACGCCGAACATATCAACCAATTATATAAGGCTCTTTCATGGGAATATATTCCATGCCGTTGAGCTGGTATATAGGAAGGAAATTTCTAAACCAACCGTTGCCGGCATCATAAAAACCTTTAAAAACAAAATCACAAGGAGAAGCACTATTAATTATTTCAAGCTCTCTATATCCATATACGTTACTTTCTCCATTTTTCCTGATGAACTTCTTTAACCAGTTCAAGCCCTGAACGCCTTGTTCCTCTGTCAAGGGAATACCGTAACCGTCTCCGATACCTTCCAACCAATCGTAATTGATAACGTCTTTTTGCTGCTTGTTAGAACGGTTCTTCAATAACTGTAATTGCTGTTTGGTGATTACGCCGTTTTCCTTAATTTCCGAAAAGATACTTTCTAAAGTCTTCATAATGCTATAGTTTAAATTGTTAATGATTCAACCTTATAGCGTGTACACGTAAACCAATACAACACGATACCAGAAGCCTAACACAATAAGACTAAAAACGTATTTGTATCAAGTATATAAATAAATGGAAGAATATTTGCAGGTGAGAAATTAAAGAAGTACTTTTGCCTCCAGTCTGGGGGGGGTACTTCTTTAAGTATTCCCAACCTACGAGGGTCTTAACATTGCCGTGTTAAGGCTCTCTTTTTTATTCCAACACTTAATAACACGCCTGTAAGAACAAGAACCTTATATCTATCTCTTTCTTACATTACAAAGATACGAATTATTTAGTAAACAGCAAAGAATATTGCAAAATATTTTCATAAAATAATCATATTATAAAATATACAATAAACATAATACAATGTACTATATATCAAATACTTATAATATAAAATATAACCACAAGAATATGTAAATATATAATACCATAGCAAGCATAACAGACACTTTAAATGTAATAGAAATAATCTATATTAATAATATAATATATAGACAACGTGAATAAGCATAGGACGCTAACAAAGCACAATGATTAATAGGTATTATCTATAACACAGACATGTAATATTGATTTTATTTATTAATAGTATTGGGTGTCTTCGGCTGCGCCGTGATAGCCTTTACTTTATGTCCAGGACTGGCGAGCAACAACAATGTAAATAAACGCAAACTTTATATTATATGTATAATGTAAACCGCAGACCGCTATTATACAACAAAATACATTGCAAACACCCTGCAAAGAGCCACCCCCACCCCTTTATTTTTGTAAGGAAATCGGCGTAGTCACCTCGCCTAAAAATTTTTTATTTTCTCCATTTTCCACCAATTTGTAATGATATTTTACAACAAGTCAACCATTGTATTTTTACATTTTTGCACTATATGGACGATTATCGGGTAATTTTCTATGTTTTAACGCATATTAATTAGAAAATTTACTTGTTTTATAATCAGATAGTTGTATATTTGCATAATGAAGATAAAGAACATAGATATATGTATTTAGCCTTTACAGATAAAAGAAAAAAGGTTATTTTCATAAAATGCGCCTATAGGAGCATGCGTTATGTTCTTTTAAACACAAAATGAGCGACTTACAATGAATAGAAGGGAATTAAAGGATTATGTGCTCGGTCTGCTGTCGCAACATTGCGACGAATATGCCTCTACATTCAGGGATATATCTTTGGTTACAAGCAATCCGGAACGTACAGACAGATACGGCAGGCGTCTTGAGGAGTTGTTCCGGGAGGGGTATGGTGTTGTAACGAAAGACATTGCCGATTACCGAGTTCCGCTGTATGTTTTTACAGGAAAGATATACGAGTACATGGACTACAATGTACTCTATGATGCCGTAGACAGGTGGCTTGAGAAAATGGGTGTTGCCGCCCGTGACCGCACTAATAAGATTATGTATTCTTACATGAACCGGATAATCAATGTCATTAGAGACCATGAGCTGCAACCCGACCTTAGCATTATGTGCTTTACTAATTGCGTGGTTGACATGAATACTTTAAAGACTTACCCGCACTCTCCGAAGTTTGACTGCGTAAAGATGTATCCGTTTAAGTATGACCGCAAGGAGATTTTTAATTGTCCTACCTGGAGAAGCTTTCTTGGAGAAAGCTGGATACCTACGGAAGAGTTGGATGGCGTATTGCCGGAAAAGCACAAGCGCAGGATATTGCAGATGTTCCTCGGTGCTTGCCTTGTCAATAGGAAAAATATAAGCTTTGAGTATTTCCTCATATTGCAAGGTACTGGCGCAAACGGTAAAAGTGTTATTTACCGGGTTCTGAAGGATATGTTTGGAGAGGATGAAATACTAAACATAAAGATGAGCCAGTTTGCAAGAGGTGGGGATGAGCAGCTGCGTGCCGCCTACTCGATGTCAAGGAAAAGGCTTATGTACTGCACGGAAAGCAACCGGGGTGATTTCAAGGACATGAGCATCATCAAGGCAATATCCAGTGGAGAGCCGATTGCCTGTCGGGGAATAGGTGGGAATATCACAATGATGCAGAGACCTCCTATTATGCTGTGCAACTCCAATTACCGTTGGCAGCCGAAAGATTTTCTGAACCGTGACGACCCTGACGACGAGAGTATGCAGCGCCGCGCCCTGGTGCTGAACTTTGACAAGACAATACCGGTGGAAAAGAGAGACACCATGCTCGCAGAAAGAATGAAAGCGGAACATGCCGGTATAATGGCTTGGATTGTGAAAGGGCTGTGCGAACTTAAAAAGAACAATTGGCGGATGCCTGAGAACTTGGGCGGGAAGATTGATTTGAAACTGGAACGGATACGGTCGAGCGTTACGGGAAAGGATGGGAAACTTGTGGACGGGAGTATTTCGGAATATTTCAAATATAAAGAGTGCCAGCCGGAAGAATTTGAAGGGAGCGGTTCCATAGAGCTGACATCCTCGGATATATACAAGAACTATGAACGGTTTTGTAAAAAGAACGGGGTCATCCCGGTTTCGCAAAGGAAGTTGGGTCTTGACATGCTTTCACTCGGATACGCACGGGAAAAACGTGCAGATAAGGGATACAGCAATGTCTATACGCTGTGGTGTGGCAACGAGGATATTGTGAATAACTTCATGAGACACATTCCCAATATTGCGGAAGAGGCGAAGACCAATCTGTTTGAAGGTTGGGAGTACTCGGACGAAGATTTCCTGAATGAGGATTAAATATGAAGAATGATACGATACTACATATCACAAAAAAAGAGATTGAAAGAGGTTGTATTCCGCCTGACTGCGATTTTGCAAAGGAAATAGGTTTTACTTCGGACAAGTTTTCAGGCTATTTATGGAAACGTGGCAATGCCATATTAGTTTCTTTAATAATAAGCCGGGAAGAAAGAAGAGGCAACTTTTTACATCTGCTCAATGCCTTAAAGGAAAAGGGATGTGACATTGTCGTCCCCAATCCGAGCAGCCGTATGGCGTTGATATGTGACAGGTTCGGCATGGAACTCATACAACACAAAGGGGGAGAATATATGTTTTACAACAACAAAATAAAAAAATAAGGATTATGGATTTCGGAAAGACACAAATCGGGAACATGACTTTTGTCAAGTACAAGAAAGGCGGTTTGCCTTTTATTAAGGTATCAACCGTAAGCGGGGACTTCTCTGTTGAATATGGGGCAGGAAGTGTGATGTTTATGATGCTGAATAATACTCCATTGGAAGACAAGGTAGATAACCTGCCAATGCTTATAGTGCGTAATGCCCAATATGTTGCCAATTGCATTGATGTGGAGTTACAGGTGGATGTATTAAAGGCAATAGGGAGTGCCCTTGACCGTGCGGATGCTAAACCTATATCTGACGAAGAAGACGCTAAGATTATTGAGGAGGAAAGGCAGATGTATGAGATGAAAAAGGAAATGGAGGATAATCATGAATGAGCCAATACTAATAACTCTTAAAAATGGGGGAAAATTGAAAGCGATAGAGGATGCGTTATGTGACAAGAACGGATACAATGTTAGATATTTAGGAGAAAACGGAAAATATTACTATCCCTCCGATATAGCTTCAGTACTACCGTTAGATAAAGGTAAGCAGATAAATGAAAGAGACTTTTGCTATCAGATAAGAAAAGACAAAGAGGAGCTGGAAAGGAAAATAGAATCAATGCTTTTGTCCTTCTCATATCAGTATGGCGGAATTCATATAGATTCTTCCATCAAGGAGTATGAAACAGTCGATGCGGAGACAGGTAAAAAATCCCCGATGTTTGCAGTTTCTTTGGGAATAAGAATTTAGCTATGGGAAATGAGTTCGGGAAGAACATATTTTATCGCAAAATGCGGCAGTAAATACTTACACGAATTGGTCTAACAGAAATACACTTCTTAAGCCGGGTATCACTTCCCGGCTTTCTTTTTAGCGGCAAGATACAAGGAGCAATTATTGCATGAAAGTGGCAGATAGAAATGCACTGTGGTGTCCTCTTCCTTTATTTCGTCCTTTTTGATTTGCGTAATGTCTGCTATCATTTTGGTGAGGTCTATCCATTCCTTGCATCCCTCTTTGCCATCGTACTTCTTGCGGGCAGCGATAAGTTTACGAAGTTGGTTTTCTTTTGATAGTTCGGAAGCAATATCTTCCTCACTGATACCATCTACCGATATATCATCCTCTTTCTCGCTCTCTTTTTGCCTGCGTTTAATCTTTCTGCTTGCAGAGGTCAAATAGTCCATGAAGTCTTTGTCGTCGGACAAAAGGGTATTCATGTTCTTCTTGTTTATCTCCAGGTTATATACCGGATTGTAAAGACCGGAAATAAGATAGGCGTCCTTGTCTTTCCATCCTAACGCTAAAAGGTCGGCAAAAGCCTTCTCTTTTATACTGATTCCCGCTTTTCTGCATTCAGAACCCAATCCTTTGCTGAATGTTATTTTTTCTTCCTTCCCTCTCAACATATTATTATGATTTTTAATTATACAAACACAAAATAGCAGCAGCATCTTATATGCCACTGGTTCTGATAGTCGGATATGGGATGATAGCCAACCATGCTGTCGCAATAAGAGCATGGGTAACTGCTCCCACGGTACGAATAAAAGCCCGTATATCCTTTATCCTTATGTTCAAGCCCCCAAAACAACATCCATGCAGAACCTACGGCGAAGCGGGTAAGGGTATTTAACGAGTTGTAAGCGGAATTAGACTTCCCTACTCCATAACTCACACCATCTGTTTTAATACGTGTGGCAGCAGCCCCGCCATTATAGACCGCCCGTTTAAAATAAGGATTGGTATAAGGTGAATTAAGATAAGACCTTACGCTATCCTTTATTTTATCTTTTCCGATTCCGGCTATCAGACCGGCTGCAATGGCAGCTTCCACTTCATACTGAAATCGGTTGCAATAAATGCTAATACGCTCTGATAATGTCTTTCCGTGGTCTTCCCTGTTTATAAAAGCGACAATGGCATCTCTTTCCTCCTTTCTGTCATATACAGAAAGAGTTTCCGTGTAATCGTAAATTAACTCACGCAACTTACGGAGTACTTCGCTTACGTCCCGCTTTAAGCTCTCATTTGCAGAGAACCGGAACATTGCAGGCTGAATATCATACTTGAATGATATATCCATAATCTCTTTTGCCGCTTGTACAAGAAGCTCCTCCAAATGACTTTGCATAGATATTTCAGCCTGCAAACGTAATTTTATGAAATCCTTGGCATCCTGTATCTGTTTTTTTGTAGGTTGCTTCATTGCTTGTCATCTCCTGCCGGATTATGTTCAACTTCATTATCTGTGGCGAATATTTGCTGGGATTTCAATTCATAAAGAATGTCAGCCTGCTGTTCTTCCTTCTTTTCTTTCATAATCCTATCCCAGTCACGAGGATTGCTGTACATCTGAATTTGCTCATTTGCGGTCTGCCGGGACAAGAACCCGTTTTGAACAGCAACTGCAAGATTTTGTAGAAGTTCAGATTCATTCAGATGTATATACGGCTTTATCCAAGCATATACATTCAAATTTTGCAAGTCAATAAGATTTTCGGTTTCCACCCCATAGCCATAAGTGAATATCTTTACCATATCGTCAATGAGATGGTTATATTCTTGGGCATCCTTCATGGCATTTTCAAAAGCAGGAGAATAAAGCAGCTTTATGGCTACACCTGGAAGGTCTCCGCTTCTTACTTCCGGTGGAATTACCGCAAAAGACTGCTCATAAATTAACTTGTATAAAGTATCAAGCTGCTTGGTAAAGGCAGTGGAAACATCTTGCTTGTTAAGATAACCGGCTTCATCATCCGGTCCCATTGATATACACTTTATAGTGCCATCAATCCCTCCCTCTATATTAATACTATCTCCCTCTCCTTTGAAATACATAATCGGGAAGGCGTAAGCTGTATTGTTTTGTGACAATTGCGAGAAAGCAAGTTCATATTGCTCTATGCTGTCTTGTGAAGGAGACCAACAAGCGCCGGCTTCATTTCTGTGATAAGCCACAGGGATAAATGTAAAGCCATGTTCCTGAGAAGATACAAGTTCGTATCCGCTTAATCCAAACAAGTTCTTTATCACTTGCTTTATTTTGCTGTACGCCCCTTTTCCTTTTCTAAAGCGACGGAGATATTTCTCATCCCAAACTTCAAGCCAGTCTGTAACTGTATTTCCATTATTGTCAAAATCGGAATAGGAACGGGCAAACAATGTAAGCTCCCCTGTAACATTATCGAAATGGGGATATAACGTATCTCCTTTCTCAAAAGAAAGGACTTTCCAATAGAAAATTCCTTTTCGGAGATAACCTACAAATGCTGTGTCCCCCGTTATCTTTACGGATTTTGCCGCTTCATACCATGCTATCTCCATGTCCTTTACAGCCCATCCGGTTCGAAACTTAAAAAATGTATCCTTTACTTTTTCATTTTCGGTATCCCCTTCCAACTCAAATTGAATGTCGTTTCCACAAAGATGAACCAGGTGTTTGATTGTTATAATCCTCTGAAACGCAAAAGCACATCTGATAACGGACTCTCTAAACCACTCTTTTGTTTCAGGGTCTTGTCTTAATCTGTCCGGATATACCAATGGGTCATTTATAGCATGTCCGGACGGCTCAAATTCCCTCAAAAAATCCATTTGAGTTATTATCTGATATGTTGGATTGTCTAAAGGCTCATTAACGGACAAGCTGCCAGATATAACCCCTACTGCTTGTTTGTATCCATTTGGCAATATTCTCCGAAACGGACGGCGTACCATAATCTGTCGTGTACTTATATTCTCCATAATCCTTTTGGTTTAGTGTGTTGTTTTCTTATATCAAAAATCTGTCTGTAAATCATAGCCTCTATAAAGTCGGGAGAATGGCCGACGTACTTTTTCATCACTTCCTTTTTAATTAAAGAGAAGCCTTTATCTGTGTCTGCATCCCGGATGGCTTTGCGTTCTTTCATCAGGATATTATAAAGTGTCATATCTGAATATCCGTTTCCTGAAAACTTACGCGACAACAAATCGGGGTTAATCGAAATTTCATCATTCTTAATCTTCTTAACGAGAATATCAGCGCATTGTGATTTCAGGGAAGAATAGATATATTTTATAGATTGTTCGTCAGCTTTTGTCGTTGGGATAGGAGCTGCCATATTGTTGAACTTGACAGCATCTGGGAATTTGCCCTTAAAATCCTGTCCAGGCCCATTCAAGTCAAAAACAAAGTCCTTCTCCAGGACTCCCCATTCACGCAACTTATATGCAACGCACTCTTCCGTCCGCTTGGAATTATCCCGGCTTACATATACGTCCTCGATATGGTTCCCAATCCAAAACCATAGAACAAGATTGTCTCCGCCTTCATACGCAATATCACATGATACCCTTCGCTTACCGTCCCCATATTGAGAAGGATTTTTAAAGAAGCGTTCCATGTGCTCTATCTTAAGAATGTCGTCGCCGGAGGCTTTGAAGTTCCAGTTACCTTCGAGGTCGCGGGCACGCTGTTCTTCTCCCTGTTGGGCAAGGTTGGCGACATAATTAGGGTCGGACGTAATCAGAGCAACGTTTTCTTCCAGCTTCCCTTTGATGAACGTGGCGGATTTGACAAACATGGTCAGCTTGTTGAATCCGTATTTCTCATACTCATCTTTCCATAAAGAATCAATTAATGACTTGCATTGCCTGTAAACCTCCTCTGGCGTATCTCCCCAATATACATTGTTTATTTCATCCCCATCCATGAAGCAATAACGTATTATTCCATCCCTTTCCTCTATCGGGAGTCCATTTTCTCCAATCCACCAGTCTATGTACTTACGTACCCATGAATCTGGGTCGGGATTACATGTACCGTAAAAACGATTTCGTATTCCGTAAGCATTCCGATTATCAGTGATAAGGTATTTGAATTTTTCGTAGGATATGTGAGTTATCTCATCTATACCTATATAATTGTATTCCTTTCCCTGAAACCGGATTTGAAAATCTTTAAACGAATCGGCGAAATACGAGAACTTCAATTTTCCTCCACAATCAAAATTCCAGGTCATGTCATTTTGGGATTTGTTGTATTTCCCGAATTGGGAAAACAGCTTATATGATTTCTCAATTACGCCCGACAGGTCTTCTTTCTCATTTCGCAGAATAATGGAGTTGTTGTTCTTGTTCTGTATATCTTTCAGCACCTCCATAAGCAATGCCCACGATTTTCCTCCGCCACGGTTCCCGCCAAAAATGGTAATGTCCGCATTGGTTGCCAAGAACTTTTCCTGGCAACCCCTCTGCGCGATTATATTAAGTGAAGTTTCCTGTTCGCGCAATTTTTCCACTTGTGCGTAAGTAAGCACACTATTCCCACCCTTCGTATATACAATCTTGTCGTGTTCCATAAAAAAAATAAGCCGGCGTATGCAGTATAAATCCGCACACTCCGGCTTGAATCACAGCTCTATGAGTTATATATAATGCAAATATACGATTTATTATAAATTTTCTAATATTTCTCATATAAAAATACACATAAAGCATTGTATTTTAGAAAATATACTATATATTTGCAATACTAAATCATGTGATATGATAAAGATAGACGCTAAGCTGGATGAAAAACAGACCAGCGAAAAAGGAAATTTTGTAACATGTCCGGTGTGCGGGCAAAAGTTGACCGATGTGAAAATAATACACGGTAGCGTATTGTTTAGGACTGTATGCCGAAGATGTCGTAATTTTATCAGCGTCAGAATAGAAGAATAGCAATTTTACATATGCAAGCCTAAGAGCTTATTAGTGCACAAAGCACTGATAGGCTCTTTTTTTTTTATAACACAAACTAAATAAACACGATGGAGAAAGAACAAATCTTATCCGAACTGACGACCAGATTAGGACAAACCAGTCTTTCGTCACAGACATTAATGAAGTACATAGAATTGAATCCGGTAGCAGAAGGGGTGGAGCCTGATGACGCTTATTATAGCAAGGCGACATCTTTTCTTCAAGGAATGCAAGGGCAGTACAACCATGATGTCGCAACCCAAGTTGAGAGTTTTAAGAAAAACTACAAACCTCAACAGAGTTCTCCTGACTCAAGAGAAGGAGCAGGAGATAACGTCCTTGCCGACAAGCTAAAGGAAATGGAAAATGAGATTTTGCTTTTGAAGGAAGAGAGAGAGGCGGAGAAAAACGCCGCGTCAATCCATGACTTAAAAATCCAGTCTATGGACTTGTTGAAATCTCAAATTGAAAACGGGGGCAAAAATATCTGTAACGATGAAATCCTGAATATCGCCATATCTGACGTGAAAATTACCAAAGATATGGAAGTGGAAGAAATTGTCAGTTGCGCCAAACGCAATTATGAAAAAAGATACAAGGCAATTTTCGGGAATGGCGCTTCCCCAAGTATCAACCAATATGCAGAAACCGGAGAAGAACAGGCAAAAAGCCGCCGTGAAGCATTCAAAGACCGGCTAAGAGCGCAAGGAAAACTTCCTCGAAAACAATAAACACATTAAAACAGACAAAGAATGAGACAATTAGGAACTTTCAACACTATCAGTCAATCCCAGTCGGGATTTGGCGGAAATTTTCCTGTTTGGTCAAGAGTAAGAGAATTATATCAGGGTGGTGGTATGATTGATGTCGCCGGAATGGGATTAAAGCCTGGTGATATTATACATGCCGGCACAATGGTAAAATTCAATGGAGCAGGCAAACAGGTAGAGGTAATTACAGCAGATGGAGTGACTGGTGTAAAGGCAGTAGTGACGCTTACTATCACTAAAAAGGCATCCGGAAACGGGGATTTGTCTATTGTGTTAGGCGGAAAAAGCTATTCGGTTGCCGTAACAAGCGCATCAGAAAGTACCCCAGAACTGGTAGCTACCAAAATCGAAGGAGCAAAATCTTCTTTTGCAGAATGGGATGTAAAACGTAGTGGGGCTACTGTGACTTTCACACAAAAAACCGCTGCCCAACTTTACGCATACATGTTTATTCCAGGAAATACCGGAGTAACGGGAGATATTGAGGAAACTGTCAAAGGAGTTCCCGCCGGCGGAGAGCTAACCGATGTCAACGGCCTTGTATTTGAAGACGTATGTATCCCTGAAGGCTGTATCCTTGCAACATGCGCAGTTGTACGCGCAGGCAGAATTTATGCAGACAGGGTGTTCGGTGGTGGCATTCCCAAATCGGTAGAAGCACAGCTGCCTATGATTGAATTTGTGCGAGAATCTGACGAATAAAGAAAGGAGAATAATATGTACACAAGAAACAAAGAATTTTACGACATTGTAGGGAAAGGCCTTGCAGCATTGGGATATACTGGGAATAAACCGCTGGAAGCATGGATTAATGACATGTTTGCCGAAAAATACAATGCGGAACAAACGTTCTCCCAAATGGGTTTCCCGTTAAATCCTAATATTCCTCTGAATCCCACATATGAGCAGATAGAAGCAACAGTCCGTGCATACACGCTGGCTACCTATGTGGATATTGACAGTGATGGTGCAACCAAATCTACAGACGGAATGTCCCTGCAAATGGGTGGATTGCCAACCTTCAAGCATGAGATTGTATTGAGCCGCAAAATCCTAAGAGAAAAAATGATGCTGATGGATGCCATTGGCGGTACCACTCCGGAAATTGAGTCTACAATAATGGAGCTTCTGTTTAATGGAGTGGACAGCTTACTTGGTGGTAACTACAATACATTCCTATACCAGCGAAATCAGGTTGTATCCAACAAAGGTAAGCTAATCATTGACGCAGCTAACAACCCGCTTGGTATTGCATTGACTATAGATTTCGGCGTGCCTAAAAAGAATATCAAGGATTCTATCTGGTATAAGAAGCCGGAAAGCGAAGCGGTGCAGGAAGAAGCTTTGGGTACTACAATAGACCCGATAAAAGTCATGAGGCAAGTCAGACGCGATTCCCAAGAAAAGGATTTTGCCCCTGCTGGTCACTGGGAATGCTCCAAGACGACCTTTGAGGATTTGATTAACCTTCCGTATTTCCGCCAAATGTACACAGTTGCGACACGCCCGGATATTTCCGATAAAGGCATGCAGTTGGCATTTGCTAATCTTGTCCCCGATGAAACAATCAAAACTTTCATTGAAACGCGTATCGGTGCTGAAATCAGAATTGTCGATTCAATATCCGTAGTGGAGAAATATGACAAATCTTCCAAAGCTATACAATACAAGAATTTGCAAAGCTTTGAAGAGGGGGTATTGGCGTATGTTCCAAATGAAGACCTGGGTGATGTACAATGCGGACGTCCTATTTTCATGGAAACGCCGGGTGCTCGTACGGCATTGTATGACGGTGGCCGCACTCTGATACGTCAGGTATTCAATGATGAAACCATGACGCAGGTAATCAAATCAGAAGTGACCGGATTGGTTGTTCCTAATAAGGTTCGCTGGTTCTACTACTTGAACATTAAAGGTAAATAACCATGAAGGATTCTCAAAATACAAATACTGGCACTACCATAGAGGAATATCTCCGTGGTTGTGTCGGTTTTGAAGTTACGGACAGTGCTATTTCCACCATACTGATTGACAGGGGGATTGCACCGGGGACGGATGTCAGCACGTTGGAAAAACGCCAGAAAGACTTGTGCCGGGCAGACCTTTATATGTGGTGCGCAAGTACACCGAGCGTAACTGGAAGCGTAGAGGATGCCAATGGTGTATGGAAGCACAAGGAGGGTGGTACACAAAGCTCTGCCTATGACAAACGTAACCTTCGGCAAATGGCAAATGACATATACGCATTGTATGGAGAGAACGTCCGTAAATCATCTGTCAGAATTGTCAACTTGGGTATGAACATGAATAAAAGGTATCCGCTATGAAAGTAAATAATCCACGTTTTCCGCATACATGCAAAGTGTATCGTATTTCCGGAGAAACATCTTTTGACGAAGGAAACGAGACCGTATTGTATGTAGGGAAATGCAACAAGTACGGAAGCACAAGCCTTAGGACATTTACAAAAAGTAATGTCATAAAGAGTGATTATGCAATAGACATTCCTGGACTTGTGAAGGGTATCATTGCGGGAGACCTTGTGGATGTTACCGATTACGGAGGAAGTTTTGAATCATGCGTAGTAACAGATTGCTACCCTACGGAAATGGGAACAACGCTGTATTTCAATATAGCTAAGAACTAGGGAAATGGAAGATAATGCTAAAGTCTTGGAAGAAGGCAAAAAAAAGATGAGAAATATCATTGATGAATATTTGCTGGATAGAATAACAGAAATCGGAATCAGACTTCTGCAAGACGGAGTAGTATCAGCCAAGTACCATAATGTAACCGGAAATACTCTAACTTCATTAGCTGTTGGAATTTATTATAGAGGTGGATTATCTCGTATAATTACCGCCGTCGTGACACAAGGATTAAAAAATCCCACCCGCCCCAAGCTTAGCAGAGGAGACGGCATTGGCGTGATAATGGTCCAAAGTTACGAAAGTGGTAAGTTTATTCCCATAAAAAAATACAACTTGGTTGACACTAACGGGGAGTACGGTTTGACCACTTCTGTAAATTTCCTCAAAGCATATAAAACTCCAAGTGACGGCATAGGATTAGTGATGTGTACAGGTACGGAATATTCTAACTACTTGGAGTCAAAGAAGGGGTTAAATGTATTGTCAGATACATTTGATTACGCGGAAAGCATTGCTAAAATGACCTTTAAACCAATGAAATGATATGGGGTACGAACAGGATTTTAAATATAAAGACGCGCTTAAATCATTGTTTGACGCAGCAAAGACGGTAAGTGAGAATGTGTTCACAAATGACCGTCCCGCTGCTGTGCCTAAGCAAATGGATAATTTCATTGTGGTGTCATTGCCCGGCTTGTTGTCTTCCATGACCTATGGCAGCGGATTTGGAAATATCCGTACCTATTGCACCATTGAAGTGTATGTCAGACAGAAAAAGGGAGGTGCGGAAGATTTGGAACAAATGGACACTATTGTAGGAGATATTCTTTCCCTATTCCCCGTCAGCGACAATTTCATAAGTGCCTCAAACCCCAAATTGACCTTGAAAGGAAATGACGGATTAGGGTTCAGCGCAACATTGATAAGGGCTGACCTTGTGATAAAGTAAACATAAAATAAAACGATTAAAACTATTTATTATGGCAATGAAAACAAAGCAGGAATTGAAAGATGTATTTAGCGGTCTTTCATCCATTATGTTAGTAAAGGGTGGCATTGCAAATTTTGCTACGGTAACTCCGGATTTTGATTTGCCCGTTACTGTAGATACCCTTTCCTTGTCCCAAGCAGAACCGACATTAAACCGTACAAAGGTACACGGTCTGCAAGCGGATTGGGCTGTTACCAGTACAGCAGGAGATATTACTTTCGCTGCTACCGTTCCAAGTGTAAGCAAGGAATTGGTAGAATATTTTCTTGGGAAAACCACTGAAATAGCGCAAGCGACTATCAACAACCAGCAATTCAAGGGATTCTCTGCTGTGCTAAACAGCAAGAAGCTGAACGTAGGATTTGCGCTTATAAGTGACGACGGAGAAAAATGTCTGCTTGTAAAAAGAATGGCCGTATACGCACGCCCCTTGTTTGAGAATGCGTCCACTACCCCATTCGCTTTTGCGCTCAGCGGAACTATTGAACTTGAAGATGGCGCTTCGTCCGGCTCCTCTTCCGAAGATAATATCGCTTTCTTGACAAAAAAAGCCGACTGACCGTAGCTCCAGCTTCCCTGTCTTTTACCAGCGCGGCAGATAATACAGGGAAACCCATTACCGCAACAACCAAGGAAAGCTCTGTCTCTGCTTCATCAACGGAAACATGGTGCAAAGCCTCGGTTGGCGGGAAAGTGGTGACGGTCAAAGTCGAAGAGAATAGCGGAGCAAAAAGGACTGCTACGGTCAGCGTATTCACCGCCAATGAGTTCAGTGCGGTAGAAGTTACCCAGGACGGTTCTTTGATTTAAAAATATGGCGGTGTGCGTTATTGCCGCCGCCTTCTCCTTTTTCACACATCACAATAACACAGCATGAACGATAAAACAATAAACCAACCTACCACAGCAGAGCAGAAAACGCTTGACGATGTACTGGAGAACAGCATAGATTATATTACGATAAGAGGAAAAAAGTTCGGTATAAAATGGCTGCACCGTGGAACAATACGAAAATTAACCCATGTCTTACATTCCTGCAAAAGTGAGGATGAAGTTACTGCCAAATGTGCCTCTCTCATTATTCTGAATAATTGGTGGAAGATAAGACTTTTCCATTGGATATATTGGCGTATGCTATGGAAAAAATACACAGATGACGAATTGTACGGAATACTTTTTATAGGTAAAAAAAAAGTGGAATCTCAGAGACTGGAATACTTGAATGCTTTCACATTACTGACCGGAATGAGAGACACGATAATGACGATGACGAGAAAGGAAGCAGAACGTATCCTTCAAGAACTTCGGCAGGAGCAGCATTTGCAAACGGAGAAAAACATCCGGAGCTGACACGACCGTTAATTCTTCTTTGGGGAATGATTAACATCCCTAATTGGTATATGGATTGGGTATTGACATGCGCCCAATATGAACTTTTTATGTGCGATGCTCCGATTGTGGTATATGATAATGATAATAATACCGGACAAAAGGAGCACACAGCCAAAGAAATGGAAGATTTAAAAAGGAAGTGGGAAGAAAAGAGAAAAGAGCAGGAAATGAAAGGACAAAGAATTTCCCTCAATGATTTTATGGTAAACGGCATTAACGCTATCAAAAAAGGCGCAAAACAATAATTAACATGGCAGACTTAGGTTCACTCAATTTCAGCGTTCACTTGAAAGACTGCACGGAGCAGGATTATGAACAGATAAAAAAGAAACTCGTTGAAAAACAAGTCAAACTTAACACTAAATTGGGAGTTGAGGTAGACAGGCAAATTATTAGAGAGTCGATAGATAATGCACTTAAAAGTAAGATATTCAAAGTCAATGTAGGGACCAATAAAATTAACGTTCCCTCCGAAGTTAAAGCAAAACTGAAAATAGACGATGCTTCTCTTAGAGATAGTATATCCAGTGCTGTAAATAAGAAAAAATACAAAATAAACATAATCGTAGATAAGGCTAAAGTCAGTGATGTCGTCAAACAGGCATTACAAAAAGCTGGATATAAATATAACACAACAGCGAGCGATGTAAGACAGCAACGCATTCTTGATATTCAGGCAAAAATGGCAGAAAGGGCAGCGCTCGCCGAACAAAGACTCACCAATGCTCGAATGCAGGCTGCAAGAGCTTCCGGCACACACAATGCCGCAATGAAAAGGGAAAACACAGCCATGTCGTCTCAATCAAGGATAGCCGGGGAGCTGAAAAACCAAATCGCCAATGTGTATTCCATATACACTTTAGAGCGTTTTGTAAGGGGATTATATACCATTGGCGGAGAGTTTCAGAAACAACGCATTGCCCTTACCTCCATTCTTGGAGATAGTATGAAAGCGGAAACCATATTCAACCGCATTAAGGATTTGGCGGTTGTCTCTCCGTTTCAGTTTAAAGAACTGGCTTCATACGCCAAACAATTGTCCGCATACAGCATTCCGTATGAAGAGCTTTACGATACGACCAAACGACTTGCCGACATTTCCGCAGGTGTGGGTGTCGATATGGGACGTATCATATTGGCGTACGGACAGGTGCGCAGTGCAGCTTTTCTCCGTGGGCAGGAATTGAGGCAGTTTACAGAAGCGGGTATCCCGTTGGTCGATGAATTGGCAAAACGGTTTACTAAGCTTACGGGAGTGGTAACTTCCGCCGGAGACGTATTCGATAAAATCAGCCGGAAAGAAGTCAGCTTCGGCATGGTGAAAGATGTCCTTTGGGAACTAACCGATGAAGGCGGCAAATTCTACAACATGCAGGAAGCCCTTGCAGAAAGCCTTGCTGGCAAATGGAGCAACTTGCAGGACGCATGGGATGTTATGATGGCTGACATTGCGGAAGGCAATAGCGGTGTACTTTCAGATAGTTTAGAGCTGCTTACTGAACTTATGAAGCACTGGAAAGCAATGGCGGCTATACTTGGAACGCTCGTGGGGGCTTATGGATTTTACAAAACTGCTGTAATAGCTGTAAATGCAGCTCATAAAGCTACAATTGCAATAAACACGCTTACCAATATAATCAATATGACTAGAGCGATGCAAGGACTAACTGCCGTAACAAAAGCTCAAGCAGTAGCGCAAGGTATATTAAATGCAGTTACAGCAGCTAATCCTTGGATGGTATTAATTACTGTCTTTGGTGGATTAGTGGGACTTTATTTAACCTTAAGAGAAAAGACTAAAAGTGCGGCAGATACAATACGAGAATTTAATGTTCAGGTTCAAGAGCAGAACGAAAAGATTTCGGAAGCAAAAAACAAGGCTAACAGCTATATATCCACAATGTTTGATACATCCAAAGCTGTGGATGCGAGACGAATGGCTTACGAAAAGCTTCAAGGGATATATCCTTCTATTTTTAAGAACATGTCTTATGAACAAGCTTTGCTAAAAGGGCAAATCGAGCTATTAAATATGTCTAATAGAGCAGCAAGAACTACTGCAAGAGAAACTGCAAGAATAAATTTAGAAAAAGCTTACCAAGGACTAATTGATGCAGAAAGAGGGGTTAAAGATGCAGAACTTTATTCGGTAGCAAGTGACGGGCATATCATGGACACTAAAATGCTGCGAGAAGCGAAAAATCAATTAGATATTGCCCGCTCCATCGTAAAAGAAGCGAAAGAAGATTTTACGACTATTCTGTCTGTCACTGACGATATAGATAAAAACATTAAATCAGCATGGTTTACTACAGCCAAAGAAATTGCTGGTGACATGAATAGTCTTATTCCCAAAGATGATGAAGCCTATGAAGAATATTCCAATCGTGTAAAGGAAGAAAGAGAAAATGCAGATAAAACGCTAAAAGGCTTTAAGAAAGGAAATCCTTATTCCGAAGAAACCGTTCGTAATGCCCAAAAGGTATTCGATGTCTCAAAAAAAATCATGGACACTCTTGGGGTATTAGGCAAATCATCCGGAGGCGAAAAAGACCCTATTGCCGAACAATGGAAAGCCCGTACCGACCTCATAGACAAAGCCGTTTCCAGCTATGAGAAATGGAGAAAGATAGAAGGAGAAGAAGCCGCATCCCAAAGGGTGAAGGGCATTTCTGAATTTGCCCCTATCTTTGATAAGAACGGGGTCAATTTGGACTTAAAAGACCCAAGCAGGGCTTACAAATACATCCAAGGGCAGTTAGACCGGAGCAAAGAGAAGCAAGAAGATTTATACGTTTCTCTTGGTGTCAAGATTGACAAGGCGGGAATTGACAGTGCGAAGAAAGAAGTTGATAACGCCTTAAAGGAGATAGAAAAGTACGTTTCCCAAACCGGAGAAAAGTGGGATTTATATAAGAAGCTATTCAATGCTTCCGGCAACAAATCTCTTTCCATGAACATCGCTTTCGGCGGAGAGGTCTCATTCAAAAGTGTAGTAGATGATTTGCGCAACCAACTTTCCAAAGCGCTTGAAAATACGGAAAGTAAATTCTCCGTTACAGATGTCCTTGCCATGAAAGAGGATGATGTAAAGAAGCAGTTTGGGGAAGGAGTAATTCTGAAACTATACCAATCAATCAACGAGGAAAGTAAGAAAATGCGTTCAGAAAGCCTTGAAAACCTTTTAGGCATGATTGAGGATTATAAAGATTATGCCCAAAAGATAAAGGATATTGAGCGTAATCTTCAAAAGGACTTGGCAGATATTGAAAGCCAAAGAGGTCAATTAGGCGAAGAAGCAACCGACAGGCTTATAGCACAAAGGAAAAAGAAAGCGAGCGAAGATGCTGCATCTACCAAATTTGAACAATTCAAGAGTTCGGAAGACTGGGCTAAGACCTTTGACGACCTTGACAGACTTTCTTCTGCAACTCTTAGCAGGCTAATCAAGAACCTGGAAGAGTTTAAAAATACGACCGGGCAAAGTCTAAAAGTCAACGAGTTTAAAGAGCTTGTCAATGTATTAAAAAAGCTACGTGACGAAAGTGAAAGCAGAAACCCTTTCAAGACATTATCAGACGGAATAAAAGAGTATGCGGAAGCCACTGAAAAACTGAAAAAAGCTCAAAAAGAACTTGGGTTTATCCAGGATGGCGGTGAAGTTACTACCAGTATTTCAGAAACAAGTCATACCGAAACCAAGAAAACAGATAGCGGCTTATCTTATCAGACTAAAGTCGTCGATAAATTAACTCCTAAATTAAAAACATTAGCCGATGCGGAAAAGGAAGTCACTGATGCACAAGATAAACAAAATGAAGCTTCCGACAAAGTTCGAGTAGGCTTTGGAGATATTGTCGACATGGCTAATCTTCTTATCGGCACTTTGGGAGATTTAGGGTCAGCATTTGATGCCTTAGGGAATGACAGTATAGGAGACACTCTAAGCACTGTACAAGAAGTTGCGGGTGGATTATTGAATACAGCTCAAAGCGGAGCTACCCTTTTCGCTGGTATATCTTCCGGCAATCCGATGGCTATCATGCAAGGGGCTACGGGTGTAGTCAGCGGTATTACCGGAATAATAGGAAGCATAGCCAAAGCCCATGATAAGAAGCTGGATAAAGCAATCCAACGTTCGCAACTGGAAGTGAAAAAGCTTTCCAATGACTATAAGAATCTTCAATCTGTCATAGAACGGCAATTGGGTGCTGTTACCCAAAGCCAATCCAAAGAGATGATTGCAAATCTTCAAAAGCAACAAGAAGAGGTGCAAAAGCAAATGGAGGCGGAACAAGACAAGAAAGATTCGGATGCTTCTAAAATAGAGGACTACAAGCAGCAGTATATCGAGTTAGGCGAGCAAATCAAGTATTTCTATGAAGATTTGGCAAGCGAACAATTCGGTATAGACTTAAAGGGATGGTCAGACCAAATATCAGAAGCGTTAGTCAATGCGTTCGCCAACGGAGAAGATGCAGCAAAGGCTTTTGATGATACGGTGGCTGATATAATGCGCAATGTCATAAAGGAGATGATTTCTCTGAATGTCATAAAACCTGCTATGGATAAGCTAAGAGATTATCTGTTTGGAGATAAAGGTATATTTACGGACAGTTCCGCTGGGGGTACAAATCTGACGGAACAAGAGGCAGCCGGACTAATGCAGCAACTTGGAAGCCTTCGAGGGACAATATCAGACTCAAAGAAAATATGGGATTATCTAAATGCTGCTGCAAAAAAAATGGGAATAAGCCTTGAAGAGACAAACGCTTCAAACACTCTTTCCAAAGGGATACAAGAAAACATTACAGAAGAAACCGCCAATATTTTAGCTTCTTACATAAACGGTATTCGTGCAGATGTAAGTGTAAAACGCGCTTTGCTTGAAAAGTGGGGAAACGAGATTCTTCCGAAATATAATGTTATAGCCGAACAACAACTTACTCAATTGAGGGCAATAGCCAATAATACGTTAAGAAGTGCCCAAAATACCGAAGCAAACGTTGCTTTAGTACAAGAAGTTAGAGATATGCTAAGTATAGTGATAGACAGAAGTGGAAGAAAAATTAAAATATAATACGTTATGAACGAAAAAGAATTAAGCAAAACATTACTGAACCAGGCTATTACGTTTGGTTTATGCCAACCGTGGCAACACGCATGGGGGAATCCTACCCAACAAGGATTAATTGACAAGTATCTGCATGGGATTGATTTTGCCATTAAGCACAATTACCCCACCAGCACTTTCATAAAAGAACACTTCGACAAAGACCTTCTCCACAAGAATAATATTTTTGTGGATGAAGATGTGCAGAAACGCAACATGTCACAAATTTCTGTTTTGAACGGAAATTGTAAAGGTACTCTCCTATTTGATGGCTTTTCTGTATGTGATATTTACGTGCGCCATGACAGTGAAGTAACCATTGACTGTTCACAGTATTGCAAGGTATTCATTAACGTGTACGACCGGGCAAAAGTAAATGTTATCCAAAAGGATATAGCATCGGTATATGTTTACATTCATGGAGAAGATTGTATTGTGGAAACCGATGGGGATGTCATGCAAAGAAAAAGCCAGGCTTAATGTCTGGCTTACATTAATTCAAGCTAATAGCATTCCCGTGCAATTTAATATTCATATCAACTTCTTCTTTTGAAAAATCATACTCGTATTCAACTACTCCATAATTATACTTTTTATTGTTCTGCCCACCGGTAGAAAATACTTTCCCTTTATTGCAATATTCTTGCAAAACATGTTCTTTGGGCAAATGATGCTTGCTAAATATAGTTGTGCATGCAGTATCTATATCCTGTGACAAGTAATGGACCAGGTTTGTAGAAGTATCAGACGAATGATGTGGGATTTTCACGAAACGGCATTGCTCTAAATAAGCCGGATTTATAGCATCTATATGCCCATTCATCGTATCCCCACCAAAATATAGATAATACTCATCTATATTAATTATAAATGATATTGATAGTTCGTTCTTATTTACATTGTGTTTCCCTTTCTTCACATAGTTTGCTAAAATAGAAGATATAGGAGTAACAGCATTCACTGAAACAAAGACGTCCTTGTCGACTCCTGCAAATTTCAAACTTTTAATTTCATTATACCCCCTATCTGTTGCGCTGATATTGGCAACAGTTCTCTTTTTTAATCTATTCAGATTAAAGACCTTATCAACAGCCCCTCGAAGTGTTTTATTATTTATTGTAATAATATCACTTGATTCGTTATAAAAATGCTCCGGCAGCAATATTTGTGTACTTTCCTTGCAATACTTCTTTATTAATGTATCAATATCTACAGAATGGTCTAAATCGGGATGCGTCCAGCATAACATCGAAACGGTACTAACCGAATAATGCCTTAATATTTCATCTGTAATATTCCGTTTATTGTATTTGAAACAGTCTATTACAATAGAATATTTTACAGGGCATCCCTTTTCACCGGTATCTATAAACAATATTACAATAGATTCTCCCTGATTTTTATATCCTATAATAAATATCTTTACGCGTAAAGTACCAGAGCTTGTAATCGGTATTTCTGTTTCACCACCCCTTAGCATTCTTACAAACCGTTATATTGACTCTCTTTTGATTATTATTAGAAGACATAGCCCTCGTCTGATTTCCTATTGACGTTTGAGCGGCCCAATCAATTCCTCCCCCATAAGAGGAATGATTACCCTTTATTTCAAAAGCTCTTGTAACACTAAATTCTATATTGGCAGATGAAGTTTTTGTTTTCATGATATAAGTCCTTTAGATAAAAAATTCTCTGTTACGCTCGCTCTAAACAACTTGAACAATTCATCGTTTATTTTATCTTTCAATAATGATTCTATTCCCTTTTTATCTGTTACTTCATTAAGTGGTACAAGGGATGAGTCAATATAGCCGTCCATATCTAAAATACATCTAATAGACCCGTTTTTAAAACGTTCTAATCCGCGAGTAAAATTAACTTTAATATTTGCGTCATTAGATATAAAGGCATCCGTATAAACTTTTTTTATAGGTTTTACATTGTCTATAATGTTCTTCTCCAAATCTTCCATAACCTCAAAAGTTTTATATGCTTCTTCCAATGAAGCATAGTCCTTGCCATCTATTTTTCTTATAGCCAACCTCTCTATTTGCACATAAGAATCATATTCTTTTAAGGTAGTTATGATGTCTGTAATAGAGTCAAGATAAGGGTCTATCGTATTATAAGAGTCGTTACATCCTATTGTAAAGCAAATAAAAGTAGAGCTTATATCCATAGATGAATTTTGCTTAGGCTCTATCTTGCAATCAAAAAAGCGATGAATATTGCCAGTCTCGTTTACCTCAAGAGGGATAAATCTATCCTCTATTGCTTTGGGATTTATTTGTAGATTAAAATTATTCGTCCTGACAAGACGATAACCCGCAAAAAGATTTTGGAACCATTCTAAGGATTTTAATTTCATTATAAAACCATTTAAGTCCGTTAGACTTGAATAGTCACACCTAATAATGATTTGCCTTAATAATGAAGACCTAAAATTTTTACGAGTATATACTTCCTTTGACATGATGTTTATTCTTTTGTGAGACAAAAATACTCCAAAATCTAAATACAAAATATTATTTTAATAATAATTCGCATGTTTAAGAACATTTTCTTAGCTATTTTCCCTATATTTGTATTATTATATATAAAGCACAAACATCATATTTGTTATGAATAAGATAATAAGCATAGACATTTATGACCGGGATGTAATGGTTCATTTTGGAGAAAAAAAGCACCTGAAGGCAAGACTATCAAAGATATTCGGGTGCGAGAAGTCTTCCGAAATCGTTTCTATGATTAGTGGAGAAGAAAAGGGAAAAAGTTTTTTATTGCCTGGCGGACAAATGATTTTGTATATGCCAAATTTGCCGAAAGATATAAAAGGGTTGTCAATATTAGCGCACGAGATATTTCACATCGCCAACTTTACATTGGAAAAAGCAGGAATAAACTTAACCAGTGATAGTGACGAAGCTTATTCCTACTTAATTGAGTTTCTTACGAAAAAGATTTTAGCGATGCTGCCTATTTCTTTCTCTGACGATGTTCGGTCTGCGTAGTGTTTGGATGCCTTTTTCCCATGCTTTCTCATATTTATAATATTGTGGCAATATTACCATAATCGGTATAACAAACGATATGCCACAAAACAAGAAAAGCGGAGAAATTCCGCTTAACTTGATGATTGCTTAACAGTAAAAATTACTGTTTATAACTTCCATAAGCAGAATAATAATGACCATCACATTCAAACTCCCACTTAAATCCTGGCTCATAAACATGTGATAATCTAAACTGTAAAATTCTTGTTTCTCCAGAAGATAAATATCCTAATTTCGCCTCATCAGTAATCTCAATAGGAGCACTACCGCTTCCAGTAGAAAAAACTTTAAACTTAGTAAGTTTTATAGTCTTTGAGCTATTGTTCTTTATAGCACATGACATAACGCCCGTATAATATCCCGAATTAATAATCAAAGAAGATGTAGGGAAATAAACATCCATCATACCTCCTAATGACACAATATAAACAGTACAGTTTGCCACATGTCCGCCATCTTCTGACGTTGCCGTAACTTGTACTCTTCCTGATGTATTCCCTAAAACCACTCCATTTTCATCAACCGGAGCAATCACAGGGTCGGATGAAGTCCATATCACATTCTTATTAGTTGCGTTTTCTGGTGTAAACACAACATTTAGCTGTTTTTGTCCTCCAACTTCAATTTTATATGTAAGGTTATCAAAACTTATAGATTCTAATAAAATGGGTTCTACTGTCAGCTCACAAGTAGCCTCTAACCCTGTATTTCCCAAAATAGCCTTAACTATACATTTTCCAGGAGACATGGCAGATATACTGTTGTCTTCATTAATCTTTGCAATATTTACATCAGAAATCTCCCATGCTATGTTTTCTTTTGTTGCATATGCAGGAGTGATTATTGATTCTATAGTAAAAACATCTCCCGCCCTTACATTTTTTTCATTTTCTTTCAAGGAAAAACCTTGTGCTACAACTGGATTAACCTTCACTTTGCATGTTGAAGTTATAGAAGATTCAAACCCTGCACGTGCTGTAATTGTAGCTTCTCCTGCCTTTAGCGCTGTTACAATAACCGAATTGTCTTTACCCGATTCTAAACTTGCAATTTCCGAATTATCTATTTCCCAAAAGACCAGTTTCTTCGTAGCCTCCTGAGGTTCAATAGAAGCATCCAAAATCAAACTTTGTTCTCCATTAAACACAATCTCTTCCTTATTTATAGATATACCAGTAGCTTCTATAGGCTCAACTGTCACATTGCACACAGCCTTTATTACTGCATTGTCAATATATAACAAATCCGTTATATCATCATCTCCAATCCAGGCATTTACTGTAAAGTTCCCTGGCTTCAAGGCTGTTAGTTTCCCGTGTGAATCTATTTTTGCTAAATGATTGTTTGCATTTACAGGATATATCCCCCAATTAATTTTAGGCAACTTTGCTTTAGAAGGAGAGCCTTTTACCGTAAATTGATAAGTTTCTCCGGGCTTCAAAGTCATATCCGACTTGTCTAAAAGTATAGATGTTACCATATCATCTTCATTCTCACAGGAGGATATAAGAACACAAAATAGAGAAAGTAGAAAAAATATTTTATTACTCATAAAGCATGTATTTAGTTAATTAATGTGCGGCAAAGTTAAGTCTTTAATTTTAATTAAACATTATATTATTTTGCTTTATTACAGTGTTTTTTATTGCATATAAAGCATAAAAAATCCCCGAACTGTAAAGAACGGAGATTTAATTATTTACCAAACAATACAACAAGCAAATATTCTATCCATACTCCAATAAAATCTATTTAATTACACTTTTTATCTTATCAGATATAGAGAGCTTATAACTGAGATAAATTGGAGATACGACCTTATGTACACTTTCATTATCTACACAATCAGGCTCTTCCCATTTCAATGCCAGTTCTAAAAAAATAATTTCGTTCATCTTCTTAAACTGTTCTGTGATATATGGTTCTGTATATCTTGAAAGCAGCACCATTTCCATATCTTGATTGATTAAAACAGCCTTTTTCCGATGAGATTCATATTCCCCTTTAGATATATCCCCCTTTTCCAAATTAGAATGCAACAAATAATATTCATTTATATGTTCTATTATTCTTTTATCCATAGATAAAACTTTTTCTGCATACTCTTTCCTTTCAGTATTACATGATACCAAACTGAATACTAACAATAATAAATATAAAAATATTTTCATAGCTATCTTTTATATGTACAAAGATACGCCTTTATTAACATCCATTGTTATTATATATATCATGTTATAAAACATATTCACCATTTATTAATATATTAAATTATAAAAATGAGTATATTTTCTATATATTTGCACAATAACTTAGAAAATAGACGAAAGTAATTGATTTTATGATTATAAGTTTGCTATTTCAAAGATAAGGGCTATCTTTGCGGTGCTAACAACTTATAGGAGCGGCAAACTCCTATGGCTTCATCATTGGAGTTATTTTTTTGCCAATACATATCAAGTAGTATCATAAATTAAGATATTGCGCACGAACGGTGGGGTAACAGAAATGTCCCCAAACTAAATTCCTATGAGTTTGTTAGCAGCCGTGAACGTGCGCTTTTTTTTGTTATGCTAACAAACTCGATTCAAGTCCTAAGCGAAACAGAGTTGCTGGGGCACAAATTCACGGTTTACGGAACTGCCGAAAATCCGTTGTTTCTTGCTAAAGAAGTGGCAGAGTGCATTGATTATGCGAAAACATCGCAAGGTTATTATGATGTATCAAGAATGGTAGGCACTGTAGATGAGGAAGAAAAGCATCTACGAACAATCTTCGTAGATGGTAGAAATTACGAAATGTGGTTCTTAACCGAAGATGGCTTATACGAAGTCCTCATGCAGAGCCGTAAACCAATTGCCAAAGAATTTAAGAAAGGCGTAAAGGAAATCTTAAAGTCCATCCGCAAGACAGGCGGCTACATCGCCACCAAGCAGGACGACACTCCCGAAGAAATCATGGCACGTGCGCTGACCATCGCACAAGCCACCCTTGCCAAGAGAGAGGAACGGTTAAAGCAGCTTGAAGCCCAAACGGAGCAACAGCAAGCCACCATTAAACTGCAAGACAAGGAAATCAAGGAGGCTGCTCCGAAAGTCAACTACTACAACAACCACCTGCAAAGCGTGAACACTCTGACCAGCACACAAATCGCCAAGCAGATAGGAATGGACGCGGAGAAGCTGCACAAGAAGCTGAAAGACACAAACGTAATCTATCGCCAATCGGGGCAATGGCTGCTACACTCCCCCTACTCTACATGGGGATTACACTCTACCCGTACACAGACCTATACACGTTCTGACGGTTCGATAGGAACCAACATATACACTGTATGGACGGAGAAAGGCAGACGCTTTATCATTGCCTTATCCGAAAGTGAGTGGAATATGAGGAAAGCCATCAAGCAGATTAAGGGTGAAATAGACCCTGCTGCATAGCATATTTTTGCGTAGTATTTAGTAAATTTGCAGAAAACGAGTAGGTTATGGAACGGATAAGGTTGTCAAAGGAAGAAAAGGCTGTATTCAGAAGTGTAAGTATCAACGGCAAGAAATTACCATTGAAATGTTCTCCGTTTCTATTTGTGACAACCCTTGACCTTCTGAAAGAAAAAGGACTTGTATCATATAAGGCTGATGAAGATGGAGTTGTGTATATGGCAAAACTTACAATAAAAGGAAAAGCATACATGGAATATAATCCCATGTTGAAAAATCCTATCCCGTGGAAAGACATCATATTGATTGTGCTTTCAACGATTACTGCCGTATCTACGCTGCTTGCATTGTTTGTCGGGTGTACCTTATTAAATGAGAGGTTATGGAACGGATTAAATTAACAAAGGAAGAGAAACAAGCATTTCGGATTGTTGCAGAGTTTGGCGGAAAATGCCCGGCAACATACCCGAAGCATGTATTTACTGCTTCCATCCGTTCCATTGAGAGGAAAGGATTGGTGAAAGCCAATTATGTAATTGGCGGTTATGTATGGAGTGCCAAACTCACCGAAGAGGGCAAGCACTATCTTGCCGTTAACCCCAACTTGCACAATCCTATCAATTGGAATTTAATACTTGCCATTGTAGGCGTCCTTATATCTATCATAGCCTTATTCGTTAGCTGCATGAAAAAATACTAATCACGCTATTTTAATCATCCGGCAGTCGGTTCCAATGCCCGACAGCTATAACTATACCCAAAAATATATTGCCACGTAAACAAGCATAGATGCACGTTGAGGTTTCGACCAACGTTCACGTTATGATACCCCGCCAGTAATACGGCTGGCGGGCAGATGGCAGGAATAACGACTAAAACAAATATTCATCATGGAAGAAAAGATATATAACTTGCAGAAAGAGAACAAGCTCCTCAAACTTCAATTATTGCGCCTATCCGAAGATATTGAACTGATGTACGAAAGGATGGAAAAACTTGAAAAGAAGCTCAAAGAGAAGCGGGTAAAGAACCCCTACATGAAAATCGTGTCACCCGAAAGGTAGTATTTATTGCAAATATAATGTAAGCCGGATAACTATATCAATTTTCTAATCTTTTACTTGATTATTTAGAAAATACACCATATATTTGCAGTATTGATAATACAAGCCAAAGAGCTGATTAACGGATATGCCGTTGATTGGCTCTTTTTGTTTTTACAACACAAACTCAAAATAACACATGGCAAAGCCTTACAGTATCTATTTTCAGAAAAGTAAGCTGGGGAGTCCTGCTATTGACACCAAATCCCAATGGGGGATTGTGTGCAAGGACTTCCCTTTTACTGTATATGGAGATATTAAGGATTTGCCCAAAAGGGACTGGATAGACCAAGACGGAGAAGACACCTTTTTCCCCGAAGAACTCTACGTGCAAGCCTATGATATAGAAGTAGAGTTTGCCTATAAAGGTGATATGGGAACAGCCAATGAAAAGATTGTCGCCTTCCTGGACTATCTGATAGGAAAAGACGGTTACGGAACAGAATTAAAAGTTTATGACACCTATACCCAAATAGGCAGACAGGGGGTTTATTTTAAATCTATAAAACCCGACCTTTTTGTCCGCAAGACGGATGAGGGAGATGTCGTAACTTTCAACATTACATTTCGGGTGACCGACCCTAAAACACAAATTATTCTTACGGTATAATGGGACGGTTTATAATATACAGCAAAGACGGGCAGACGCAACGATGTGTCGCTAACAAGTTAGAGTATAACGGGGAGTTCATGGGAGCTTGTTCCGTTAACATTACCGTTACGTCCCCCACTCCGATTAATTTTACAGTCGGGGACTATCTGATATATCGCGGAGAAAGATTTGAAATAAACTACGACCCTACTGAATTGAAGCAAGCCTCCAAAAATACATACGGAGAGGCTTTCAAATATGAGAACGTAGTTTTCAACTCTCTCGCAGATGAACTGACAAGATGCGAATTCCTGGACTATGTAAAAGAGGATAACTTAATTCACTACTCTTCCCTGCCTACATTCAGTTTTTACGCTGAAAGCATAAATGCTCTCGCAGAAAGAATACAGGTGAACCTTGACCGTATCTATAAAGGAGAGCAAAAATGGACGGTTACAGTACATCCCGAATATGTTAATGAGACTAACAAATCCATATCAATAAGCAGTATAAACGTTTGGGACGCACTTGCTTTGGTAAATAGCGAGTTTAAGGCAAACTTTATCATAAGAGGACGAACGATAACAATAGGCACTGCCGGAATTGCAGTAGGAAGCATGTTCGGCTATGGAAAGGGTAAGGGGTTGTACTCCATACAAAAAACCGCGGATTCATCACAGAAGATAATTACCCGCCTAAGAGCATATGGTGGTACCAAAAACTTGCCGTACAACTATTATACAACATATGGAAGTCCTATTGTTGAAGCTCCCATCGAGGATGTATCTTACGGATATGACCCTAATACACATTTGATAGACGGTGCTGTTGTGACGCTTCCTTTTTACATGAAATTCCTATCTGACACAGCATTGTATGATGTGACAATCAATGGGTACTCTTATAAAATGAGAAGAGGTAGCTTTCTTGGGAAATGCTACGTTTTGTTGAATAGCGAAGCCGACAAGGACAACGTCCGCATAGGCGCAAAGATGCGGATAGAAAAAGGCATTGAGACGGACAATGTTCCAAGAAAGTACAAAAGACCTTCTGGAGCATTAGTTCCCAATAATATGGCTGTTAAAAATTTGATGCTTCCTGATTTTCCGGAAAAGACACTTGACCCATACCTTGATAGTAAAAACATAGATATTATCGGAGTTCGGGAAGGTTCGGTTTTCTTTGACGGGAGCGATACTTCTTTACCGGAAATACATCCGTCTATGGAAGGAATGACGGCACAGCAGTTGAAAGACGCGGGAATAATCGTAAATGCTACCGGAGCGTTGGATGAAATCGCTTCCGATTCGGTGAATAAGGATAATACGCCAATCGCGGATGATGGTTACTTTGAAGAGGGGGAAACCATCCCACCGTTCAAAATATATCTCAAAGACATTGGATTTGACATAAACGATTACTTTACCGATGAAACTCCCACCATATCCATGAAAAGCGGAATGTGTGGTGGACGTGAATTTGAAATACTTAGAGATGCAGACAAGCCCGTAAAACAAGGTGATATGTGGGTCTTGACATGCAACAGAGTCTATGATGAAGGTTTGAATCTTTATTTCCCATATAAGGATTTTACTATCAAAGCCGAAGATAAATTTGTGCTTTTGGGTATTGATATGCCGGATGTGTATATAAAAGCTGCTTCCCAAAGATTGCTAACAGCTTCCAAAGAATATCTTGCAAAAAATGATTATGTAAGATATACTTACGAGCCTAAAGTAGATGAAATATTTATGGCGCGTCACCCGGAACTGCATGACAGTATAAAGGAAGGCGATTTAATTTTGTTCGAGGATGAAGACTTAAACATCAACGGGAGCATTATTATTGACAGCCTTACAATAAAGGAAGGAGACGCTCTCATCCCAACGTATGATATTACCCTTCGCAATGACAAAGCGGTAGGAACTTTAGAAAAGATACAGAATCAGATAGATTCAATTGTAGGCGGGCAAGGCGGTGGAGGATTAACTACCCAACAAGTGGAATCAATCATTAAAGCCTTTGGAGAAAAGCTGTTTTTGAATAAAACCAAACCTGACCAAACCAGCTATTTAATAAAGTTCTTAGGCGGATTGTTTTCAGACTACATTCAGTCCATGAACTTTTCTTCCGGTGCTCTCGGTGAAGGCTTTGTTATTAAAGTAGACAGCAAGACGGGTAAATCCTACATTGAAGTGGACGAACTCTTTGTGCGTATTAAGGCGATGTTCTCCGAACTGGAGATAAAGAAACTCTCTTATGCAGGCGGGAACTACATGTTCACCGCTGCCGGAATGAAATGCGGAAAGGTGGAAGAACACGAGGATTTTTGGCGGTGCTATCTGCTGGTTGATGATGGGGAGACGGCTATCGAGAACCCGTTCAAGGAAGGCGACCAGGTACGTTTTCAAGACTTCAATATCAAGCCGGGTGTCTACGAGAATGTATCCAACCGTTACTATTGGCGCCTATGCGTAGGTGTTGGCGAGGACTACATAGACCTTAGCAAGACGGACTGTGATGCAAACAGCGACATACCGCAGGAAGGTGATAGTCTTGTACAACTCGGAAACAGAACAGACAAGAAGCGTCAGAACGCAATTACCTTGTCCGTATATGGCGATGATGCACCGAGTATCCACCAGTATGCAGGAATAAATTCTTATTCTTTAGCAGGTAAGGAAGTGACGGTTATCAGTCCGCAAGGCAACAAGTTCATGGGAGACTTTATCTTGAAAACGGGAATAAACATTATGACCCAGTTCAAGATATTGGAAGATTTGATTTACTCTGAAATTTCCAAAGTGCTTGACGAGGTGCAGGCAGAGGATAATTACCTGTACAATGCGGCATTTGCAAGCAATACGAACGGTTGGGAGACAAAGAACGATGTTCGCTTCTTTACTGTAAACGGAAAATTCTTATTAGTGAATGGGGAGTTCTATTCCCGTAAGGACGCTATGGCTGCCATTATCAGAGATGGGGATAGAAACGTGCTTCGTATCCTTTCTTCCGGAATTAAACAGTCAAATGCTGATTTAGCCAATAAGCCGACCTATGAGGAAGGAGGAGAACCGAAGAAGTTCTTTATCTCTTTTCGGTATAAGGTAGCTACAGCCGGAACGCTGACAATAGGCTTTCCCGGTCAGAACCTGCATTTCACCGAACGTCTTGAACCGGGTGAGGAATACGCAATGAAGGAGTATTCCGGCACATGGGACGGAACGGGCGACTTTGAATTGAAGTTTACGGGGGATATATACATACATTCGCTGGCTCTTACCGAAAACGCATTCGAGGATTTATATACAAAATTGAGTTCCGAAATAGAGCAGACAGCGGAAAGTATCAGGTTGGAAGTAAAGGAACTCTCGGAAAGCAACAATCAAAGGTTCTCGCAGATTGAGCAGACAGCGGAAAACCTCAAATTGTCTGTTACAAAAATAGAGGAAGATGTAACGCAGTTGGGACTGGATATCAATGGAGTTACTGAGGAACTTAAATTATATGTCAAAAAGGACGGATTAGGTTCTGAAATCAATGTGGCACTTGATAACATTTCCGTGGTTTCCAAAAACATATACTTTACCGGAGATATATCCGCCAACGGGAATGTGTCTATTCAGGCAGACGGGACAATAAAGGCTATTGGTGGATATTTTGAAGGAGAGATAAATGCAAACAGCGGGGTGTTTAAAAATGTAAGAACTCCTAACAACTCTTTGGTGATAGACGAAAATGGGAATGTTAGCATTGTTGGCAAAATATCAACCGCTTCGTCAGGTACAAAAATAGAAATAAACCCAAATTCAAACAGCATAAAATTTTATAATTCAAAAGGATATGATGTGGGTGGAATTTCATTCCTTGATAGTGGAGGCGGAGGTACTTCTGTTACTTACCCAAGATTAAAATTAGACAATATAGCAAGTGATGGCAACTTAACTGCGTCTACTACCCTTTTTGCAGGGTCATTGTCAATGATTTCAAATTTAAGTGGTTCAAGATACCAAGTGTCTCTTGGCATCAGCGGACTTTCTTTTTATAAAGATGGAAGATTAACTAAATCATACCCAAGCTCATGAAAAAGATAAATTTTAAACAATTACTGATTGCTACGGACATTACCCGTAAGCATTGTGAAAATATAGATTGTAGAGAGAATTTTGCGAATGTATTATACCGGAACGGTAACGGTATCGCATCGCATGCACTCGCTTTGAAGATATACAACTCCAATGAAGAGACAGAGTATAGTGATGAAGAAGTGTCCCTGATACAAGAGCATGCAAATGCTTTTTGCAAACCCTTCTTTATTGACGCGCTCAATCGTGCTATCAACAATCAACCGGAAGAAGCAACCGATAAACAGGAATAATTATGGCTTGGACAGAACAGGATTATCAAGAAATAGTTGCCCGCCTTATGGCTAACTCCATAGGGGTTAATGAAGTACCGAATGCGGACAAAGCGGATGATGTAACGTCATTGCCTGCATTTAAACCTTCAGGAAGCAACAGTGAAGCTTCTGTGGTCAATTATCCTTTAGAATTTTTGAAAGGAGAACAAGGCGAGCCAGGTATACAAGGCGAACCTGGGAAGTCATTTAAGGTAGCCGGCGAATACGCCACCCTTGAAGCCTTGAAATCCGCTGTTCCCGATGGTTCGGCAGTTGACGGGTTCATGGCTGTAGGTACGGAAGCCCCTTATGATTACTACGCATGGGTGAACGGTGAATGGGTAAGCCAGGGGAAGATTGGCGGTATAGACGAAGCGCCAACTGATGGCAAGGCATACGGTCGTAAGAATGGGAATTGGGCGGAAGTTCCTGAAAAATCCGACGTCCTCACCAAGACCAACACTTCATCATTCACCCCTACGGGCGATTACCAGCCTGCAACGAAGAAGTATGTGGATGATAAACACATTATGCTTACGATTACAGATGAAGCTCGCCAACAGTTAATTTCAAATCAAGAAGTTAAAGCAGGAGAAGCCGAATCAAAAATAAATCTTGTATTTGGAAGCATTGATAATTTTAAAAATATTATACAGAGATTATTAAGTGATAATATTTTATTCCTAAAAATTACAGAAAAAGAAATCTTTAAAGTAAGTACGAGTCACACATATTGCAATCCCGATAATGGAGCTTATGAACTTTCGTTTATTTATACTCATACTTCTATTGCCGATGCAAATAATATTAGCTTAGTTACAAAAAGAATTTTTATTGCATTGAATTCAAATGCTACAAATTTTTTCGTAGTAAAAGATATACTCGTTTCCGACAACCTCACCACCCTCACCAAGAAAACCGCTGCCGAGTACGATACTATTGGCTCTAAGGATGCCAATACAGCATATTGTGTAACCGATTAAAGGATAATGATTATGTTAAAAATAGGAGAATTGACCTCAGGGCTATTTGCTGGAGATAAGCTGATTGCGGGCAAAGAATTTGATTGGAGCAAATTATATGATGCTTTAACCTATTTACCACCTACTGATACACTATATAGAACAAGAATGTTAATAATAGCCAATCTTAGTTCACACGATATTAGTCTATATAGAAGTGGAAAATTAACTATTGTTGAAAGTGGTAAAATAGATTGGTATTCTAATGGTGTAGGTAGTAATATTGATTTTGATATACAAAATGAAAGCAACGGCCCTGTTAGATATTTAGAAATCTATAAATGTAGACTTGTAGGTAGTAGTGATTCGCAAATGGAAATTAATGAAAATATATGTCAACCTGGAAGTGCTATTCAAAGTTTTATTGCTGGCGATTTTGATGATTTAGATTATGTACTTTTTGTTTTTGATTATAATGAATAAATAAGATGATGTATATGAAAACAATCTACTACAACAGCAAATTAGCCAAACTTATCCTCTTTGGAGGCTACACAACAATCATGTTCATCGGCTTCATCCTTACGAAGCTGAAAGAGTTGTCCGAAACAACCATACGCCATGAACGGACACATCAGAAACAGTTCTTCGAGTGCATGGAGATAGCGGCTATCCCGTCCGTATTGCTGGCGTTCCATGGCAGTGTATGGTGGTTGTTACTTATCCCGCTATTCTACTACATTTTGTATTTGACAGAATGGTTTGTGAGCTTCGTGTACCACCTGTTTACAGATAGCAGGATAGGTGACGGCAAAGTGAACGCCAACGCCTATCGAGCGAGCGCATTTGAGATGGAAGCCAAACTGAACCAAGACAATCCGAACTATCTGAAAGAGCGGAAGTGGGGAGCGTGGTTCCATTATTACGGCAAGATATAAAAATCCCGTCCTACTCTCACGAGCAAAACGGAATGACAGTAGTTAGCTTATTTGATAAGAGACACAAAGATAGGAATAATTGACAAATAACGATAAGATGAGTACAGAAGTTGTAAATGCAGCCCTTCAAACAAGTAAGGGGATTAGTGATTTCGGAATGATGGCTATAACCGCAGGTTTTTTCCTTGTGTTATCAGCCTTGTTGATGGTGGCGTGTTTCCGTTGGTTTATGAATATGGTAAACCAGCTTATGACATCACAGAAAGAGATAAACCAAGACTATAAGGACACCATGAGGCAGCTATTGGAAGAAACCCGTGCGCAGAACGAGCGATTGAACGTGCTATCGGAAAGTCTAATGCCCGAAACTCAGCTGCGTATAAAAACGCTAAGCAATGTATTCTTCGACCTTTCCGTTGAGAAGGTGTGCCGCATTATTAAGAAAGTACGTGAAGAAAACCATATATCAGACAAGGAAGCTACTGCAAGAAAGATACGTACATTGCTTACAAACATACACGAGGACAGAAATTCAAAACTTGACTGCTTTTCGTATCGTGGGAACAGGCTTTCGGAATACACGGAAAAGAAATGGATAGAACAGGTTGCTAAAGCCGTTGAAGCGGAGATTTACAATGAAAACGGAGCGAACAACGGCAGGGCATACACGAATGTAGAGTCGGTCTATGCGAATATAAGATTAGAATTTTATCACAATTTGAATGAAAGATAAGGAGTAACAAAATGAAAAAGAAACTGATTATCGCAGCGATTGTTATCGCTATTATCGTGGGAGTTATGCTGTACATGCACTACACCCCGTTTTGGGTGAACCTGACTACTGTTGCATCATTCGGTGTCGGTGTTGTTGCCGGATGGGTGGCTCGTGTGGTTTATGACAAATATTTCAAGGAGGACGTGCAGAATGAAAATATTGATTGACAACGGACACGGAAGTAACACTCCGGGCAAGTGTTCACCGGACGGAAGATTGAAAGAGTATGCGTATGCCCGTGAGATTGCCATACGATTGGAAGCGGAGCTGCGAAAGAAAGGCATTGACGCAGAACGTATCGTCAAAGAGGAAATAGACGTTCCTCTATCGGAGCGTTGCCGTAGGGCGAACGAATACAAGGCGAGTGACACAATCCTCGTGTCTATCCACTGTAATGCAGCGGGAAGCGGCTCTGAATGGATGCAGGCGCGTGGTTGGGAAGCGTGGACTTCGGCAGGTCAGACGAAAGCCGATAAATTAGCTGATAGCTTATATGCGGCAGCCGGACGACTTTTGCCGGGCATGAAGATACGCAAGGATATGTCAGACGGTGATGCTGATAAGGAAAGCGGGTTCTATATCTTGAAGCACACGAAGTGTCCGGCAGTCCTTACGGAAAACCTATTTCAAGACAATAAGGAAGATGTTGGCTTTCTATTATCGGAAGAAGGAAAACGGGCAATAGTAGACTTGCATGTGCAGGGAATTGTGAACTATTTGAATAACTCTAAAAAGTAAACATCATGGCAGCAGAAGTTTTATCATTTCAACAAGAAGAAGGCAAAACAGCGTATTACGCAACGTTTGTCAGTGACGGCAATCCCGTTACCATACAGATAAAGAACAAGGGCGGAATGGTGACTGTATTTGCCAATATCGAGGGCATGAATCCTATCCCGCTTTCCCCAAATGCCAATCAAGCCTTAGGTCCTTCCAATGTGATATTTCGTCTTATTGGTATAGCGGCAGGTATGGAAATTACAATAAGAAGTGCTACGAAAGTGTCAGAAGCGAAAATGATTAAAGAGGGATAGCCTTATGAAACCAATCACTATCCCTTACATCAGCATTCCTATAATCGGCATTCCCGTAATCAGCATACTTACCATAGGGTTTCCCGGTGCTGGCGGAAATAAGCCGCATCCATTTCCTGACGAAGGGTATTTATTATTGTCGGATGGCACTCCGTTATTGTTGGCTAACGAAGAGCCAATATTACTTGCAGATAACAAAAAATAAAATGATAAAAAATAAAAAGATATGGCAGAAGGATTACAAATAGGACAACTCCCTCAAAAGGAGAACTTAACAGGAAACGAGCTGATACCTTTTCAGCAAGGTAGTAGCAACGGCTCAATGAGTACCGCTACATTGAAGAAATACATCGGCACTGGTGGTGGCACTGACTATATGAACTACATCACCGAGTATAATGTTTCCGTCCAGCATCCTACTTCGGGAATTGACGGGAGTAACAAGTACAGTCTGGAAGGCGCTATTGCCCAAGTTCCGCAGGAACTTAGAAATATCGGACTGAAAGTGTCGTTCATCAATTCAGCCGGAAAAGTAGAAACGTGGGAGTTCCAGGGTGGAACATTCACAAGCATTGATAATTGGATTCGACAAGCACTGAATGTGGATGTTGAAAACATATCTGTGAATAAAATATCCTCCGATAAAATAAAATCAAATAAAACGATTGATAATTCGGGCAATATTATTTCTTCAGAAGGAAGATGTGTTGTTGACGGCTTTGATATAGGTGACATGGATTATCTGTATACAAATTGTTATGGAATCTATTTTTACAAGAAAACAGAAAACGGCCTTACTTATCTAAATTGGAAGAGAGCCAATGCCGCCACGGGTAGAAATATAAGTAAAATTCCCAAGGAAAAAGAGTCTGATTACTGTAGGTTATTATATACAACCGAAGTTCCTGGTAAATATTTTTCGGGTAAAGAGAATTTTATTTTTACAGAATTTGGAGTTGCAGAAGTTCCTATTTTGGATTATAGCAAAAACTTAATAACAGAATCAATTCTAATCAAAGGATACAATACAACCAATGGTTCTCTATCTGTCAATGAGGAATATAATACGACTCAACTTATAGATATAAAAGATGCAAAAACTGTTTTTACAAATGCTTATTCCGTAGCATTGTTTACATCAGATGGTTCATATATTGGATATACCGGCAATCAGACAGATTCATTTCGGGAACTTAAAATAAACCAAAGCCCAGCCTATAGATACGCTGTCTTTAACTTTAACAAGAATACTCATGCTTTTGTTTCATTACATTATTTCCCTTGTAATCCCAATTCTATTGATATGGATTCAACTATGAATCATGATGAGATACTTCGTATGGCTTTCTCCGGAAAGAAAATGACATCGTTTGGCGACTCAATTGCAGAACTGGCTTCATGGCAGAAGTATGTATGGAAATATTTTAATATGGCTGACCATTATAACAGAGGTATTGGTGGGTCTAAGGTTACATCAGTTGGATATAAAAACAAGCTTGTTGATGAATCTGGATATTATCATGCAAGCAATCCTTCAGAGGGGACAATATCAATAAAGGATTATATGTGTGGAGATGAGCGGGTATCTACTATACCGCTTGATACTGATATATTGATTATTTATGCGTCAGCAAATGATATTTCAGGTAGTGTTGAACTAGGGAGTATAGATGATGGAGATGAGACACATTTTTACTACGCTTATGCCTTAATGATAAGAAAAATCATCAAAAGAATCCCCAACGCTAAAATTTTTGTATGTACGCCTCATAACTTTTATAATAAGTATGAAGATGCGGATTATCCATATAAAAATAATCAGAATCTAACTATATTAGATTACTGTAAAGTCATAAAAGATATTGCAGCAATATATGGCATTCCTGTCATAGATGTAAATGGGTTAAGTGGAATATCAACTTTAACAATAACCAAAGATTTGGGCGACCAAGTTCATCCTAATAATATCGGAGGGCAGAAAATAGCCAATGTTATAATCAATACACTTATAAGATTTGCTCCAATTGGTCTGCAGGAACCACGGGTAGAAGATAAATTTCATTAACTAAATTTACATAGCGCCAACTCAAAATTAAGGAATATTATTTTTACGAAAATGAGAGAGGCTATTTTTAGCAGAGAACCATTATTGGATTCTCAGCAACCAGAGAACGGAATTCGTGACGTATGATTTTGAGCATCCGTTTAATGAAGATTAAGTACTTACAATATTCATCCCGGCACTTCACGGTCCGGGATGAAATTAATATCATAAATATACACTAATTGTTATGAGAAATAACATCTTAGGTGCGGTGGTCTATCTATCCACCGCCATAGTATTCGGTGGCAGCACTGCATTGCTGATGCTCTTTATCAAGGAGAACAGCGACCGTTGCCACTACTATAACGGCAAGTGGAACAAAACAGACTTGCTGTGTGGAGCTGTCGCAATATGTGCAGGTATGGTTGTAAATCATTATTTGTTGAGGTTATGAAAAAACTACCCTGGCTATTAGTTGTGTTGCTGGCAATCGCTTGTGTAGCGGCGTTGTTTCGTCCGCACGAGCCTTTGCCGGCAGAAATACGTACCGAAACAAAGATACAGACGGTTGTCAAACTTGATACGGTTATTATCTCCGCACCGATAGCTGTCTTTTGGCAGATATTGCCGAATGACACAGTACGTATAGGTGATACCTTGCTTCATCGCAAACGGGTTGTGTATGAAGATAGCCTGTATCGTGCGGTGGTGAGTGGATATGTAGACCCGCGACTGGATAGTATGCAGGTCTTTCCTAAGACGGTTTATCAGACGGTAACGAATGACATCTATCATCCGGTTCCCATCAAACCGAAGAAGAAGCGTTGGGGATTAGGGTTGCAGGCTGGATATGGGTATCCGGGCGGCATGTACGTAGGCGCAGGAATAAGTTATAATCTATTTGTATGGTAAGAAAGAAATTAACGATGTAGAAGTTGGCTTGTAGCTGACACTCTTTCGGGGGCTTAGAGTAAAAAGAAAGCCCCCAACGTTTCACGTTAATATTGCCACATAAAAACATGATAAGCATAAGACACCGCACGTTGGAGGCTTTAATATCTTCAACACGGTATCTTATGCTTTGTTCGTATATAATCAAATATTTTATGTGGCAGGGCAAAGATAAATATAAAATTCAGAAAAACTATGTGTAAGTCAGAAATCTTTGCCGAAACAATTAATCTCGTGGCGCAGGAGACCGAAATACCCGCCAGCCGAATACTATCTTCGGATAAGGATACGGAAACCGTAGACGCCCGCTATTTGCTTGTACAGTTGCTTGTCGAAAGGGGAATGTATCCTTCACAGATAGCTCCTAAAATTCACAAGACCAAACGCGCGATAAACTACATGATTTCCAATTTCCAAGAACGCATGGAAGGCGGGAAAATGTTGAGAATATATTGGGAAAACATTAGGAAAGCGTTGGGAAACAACTGATTTCATGGCAGATTGCGTATTTATACTTTTGTGATGCGGTTGATTTTGACCGTAATACAAAATATAAATCTCTATGGAAAGAACGTATGTCTTCAACCAAGACGGGAACAACGGAAATGGTGGCGGAAGCAAATTTGACATCATGGCTATGTTGCCCAACTTGATGGGAAGCAAGGGTGTAGACCCCGGACTTCTCGCTTTACTGAACCAGGGACGTGGCAGCCAAGACCAATGGGGCGGCTCGTGGTGGTTCATCTGGATTATCCTTTTGTGGTTCTGTTGGGGCGGCAACGGCTTCGGCAACCGCTTTGGCAATGGTGGAGGTCTGCCTGCCGAGCTTAACGGTGATGTCGGTCGTGAATACCTGATGTCAGCCATTCAGGGCAATGGCAATGCCATCAACCAGCTTGCTTCTTCTTTGAACTGCTCTACCCAACAGTTACAGAGCGCCCTGTGCAACATCCAGGGACTTATCGCCAATGTAGGAAATCAGGTGGGCATGTCAAGCCAGCAAATCATCAACGCATTCCAGTCCGGAAATCAGGCTGTTCTTACTCAGATTGCAGATTGTTGCTGCAAGACTCAGAACGCCATTACCACAATGGGCTATGAGAACCAGCTTGCGATGTGCAATCAGACCAACGCGCTTGTCAACACAGCCAATCAGAATGCACTTTCATTGCGTGACGGTGCGACCGCCAATACCAATGCTATCCTTGCAAAGTTGGACGCTATGCAGAACCAAGCATTGCAGGACAAGATTGCGGCTCTTACAGCAGAAAAAGCCACTTTGACCGCTGAAATCTCCCAACGTAACCAGAATGCTACTATCCTGAATTCAGTAGGACAACAGATTGCTCCTTTGGCAGCAGGCTTGCAGGCATTGCAGTCCGATGTCGATGGAATAAAATGCAAGATGCCACCTACGGTAGCAGTGCCATACCCGCAATTGCAAGCATTTAACCCTGAGATAGCTCGTGCTGCGGCTTTCGGTGCTTACGCCGGTGATGCAATGTATGGGCGTAGCGGTTGTGGTTGTAACAACTACTGGGGTTAATTCCGGTAAGAAAGGGGGTAATTATGTGGCCTAACTTTTTTACAGGATTTCCTTTCTTGTTCCCTACTATTGGAAGGGCTAATTTCAATACCCTTCCTACGGTAGCCGTAACGGTCGGCACGGAGAACGTGACTTTAGAGCTGCCTAACCATGCGTTCCGTAACAGAAGCTATGTAGGCGGTTTCTATGTCAGTCTCCGCCAGGCGATACCTGCCGGTACGACTGCTACACTCCCGATACTGATAGGGACTAATGGGGATACAAGACCGTTGCTGGCTTACAACAATGAGCCGGTGACTGTCGGCAACCTTGCCGGAACGGGTATCTACGAAATCCACTATAACAAGTACACCAACGAACTGTTCCTTGTTAACGGTGGGTATCGTCCGACAACCGCATCGACACCGACTCCGACAGCAGAAGCAACCGCTCAAAAGAGCAAGTAGTTAACATGGGGCTTTGTGGTTATTTCCAAAATGGGAATAGCCACACCCCTTTAAAATCAAACCAATATGTTTCAATCACTTCGTACCAATAACCAGTTGTATATACTTCATAAGGATGCTAACCCGTTTATCGAATACGGTCCGGTAGTCAGCGTTTCCGCTCCTAAGCCGAAATATCCTATGGCATCCCCTATGGGACAGTTGCCCCAAATGGAAATGGTTGTGGATGTCGTTGTCTGTATCAACGGGCAGAACACGACTTTCCAAAATCTACCTGCCGGCATGGATATAGCCGACTTCGGACAGAACGGCAATATCGTAGTGTCATGCTCTCGTGATGCGATGAATAACGAGGTCGCTTCTATGAAACAGAAAAGCATAGACATCATCAACAGCATGGACTTCCACAATTCCGTCATTGCGGGATGTGACAAGATGCTGACGCTCTTGAACCCCGAATTTGCAGAGAAACAACGTCAGGAACAGGAAATATCCTCTCTGAAAGGGCAAATGGCAGAAATGAGCAAAAATATGTCCGACCTTATGGATTTGAACAAACGGCTTATGGAACAGCTCGGAGTTGCTGAAACATCTAAAACAAAGAAATAATATGGGAATGTGGGAAATATTGGAAGAAGGACGCGGAGAATATGACCGTGACTTCGGTATGAGAGGCGGTAATCCTATGGAAGAAGCCTATAGAGAGGGTTGTCGTCATGGTTACGAGAAAGCCATGCGTGAGATGCAGGGCGGTGAAATGGGCTATCGTAACAGCGGTGGTTCACGCGGTGGAAGCTATAGCGGCGGCTCGGATATGGGAGAACGTCGTATGCCGGGTTACTTCCCGGAATATCCGGTTTACAACGAACGCCGCGATTCACAGCCTTACGGTGATGATATGGGCGAACGCAGACGCAGACGCGCCAACGGAGAGTTCATGTAATGGAGAGGGGATTATTCCCCTCTTTTGCCAATCACTTAAAATCAGGAAAATATGAAACAAAGATTAGATACATACGACAGAATACCGCCTGCAATGGCTGACTATCTCAGCCAGTACGGATGGCATTTCAGCAAGAAGATGTGCCTATGGGCTGTTTCCCGCATGAAGATGGAAAACAAATCTACGGGCAAGGAGGAAAAACTTGAACCAATCAGCAAAGAGCAGGTAGAGGAGCTTCTGAAAAAGTACAGTGTAAACCTGGAGAAGGATGCAGGGTACGACAGCGTTTACGTGGCAAACATGGCGAAGTCGGATTACTACAAAAGTTCTATCACTGACGAAGCCCATCTCGCATTGTTCATTAAGGATTACATAGATGATGTGGACGCTTACAATGGAATGCCTTTCACTCGGTTCTATGCCGACTGCATAGGCTCCGGCAATCCTATCATGTGGGAACAGATGATGTAGCCTATGATAATACAGGATTTTTACATACCGGATTATGATTGGGAAGTCCGTGTATATTATGCGGTGGACTGCTATTATACCGACCGTATCATCGCCGACCTTCGGCGGGTTGGATGCAGGGGGCTGGATTTGGTGAATGCCTATAAGAACATGCGCTCCTGCAATCTGAATACGGGTATCACTTACTCCAATATCCAAAACAGGCAAACCGTAATGGTTATAGCCCTTACTTCTTCCCCGGCAGAGTTTCAAAACTCTTTCGACCATGAAAAAGGGCATCTATGTCGGCATATCTCACGGGCGTTCGGCATCGACCCATACGGGGAAGAGGCGCAGTACCTTAGCGGATATGTGGGACAGAAGATGTTCCCGGTAGCGAAGAAATTTTTGTGTGAACATTGTAGACGTAGCTTATGTGGAAAATAGTACAAGCCATTTTATCAGGCAAATCACGGGAAAAAGTATATAACATGCTTTCTCCCGAACAGAAAGAGACGCTGAACAGCCTTGCCATAGCAAATGGTATAAACCGCCAACAACGTAGAAAACTTGAACGTGATGCGAAAAAGGGATTACATAGATGAACTGCTTGAATTGGCGGACAATGTCCTTTACATGGACTATTGCCGCCTTTTCCGGGTTATCCAATGGAACGTTTAGAACGCTTTGAACGGGTTCTCCATTGGGTTATACCGCTTGCCGTTTTGGTGAGGGTATTAGCTTGGTGTCTCTAATTCTTTTACATCCTCTAAAGCCTTATATAGCACATATAGCGTACCCATGTGACATTTGAACAAGTCGGTAGCGCCTTCTTCTACGTATTGTGCGTAATCAAACACCAGTTCGATAAGCTCCCCTCTAAGTTCTTCGGGTGTTATGCTATGTTTGAATAATTCGTCTATTGCGCTAAGGTCGTATTTCTTCTTAGCGGGTGTTGTATTTCTTTCCATGATGAATATTTGTTTAGTCTTTTAGTAAAAGCCCGCCCGGAATAGGTACGGGCAGGGCTTGGCGATAGGGTTAGGCTGCTTTAGATTCTCTCATCATATTGGATATGATGTTGTATATCTTATCAAGGAAATGATTTCTCTCCGCTATTTCAAGTTTGGATTCGTCTCGTCTTGCTTTCTTGTAGTTCCGTATGGAGATATGATATAGGTAATACAGCTGGTCATAAATCTTGTGCCATACGTCTTGCTGCCTTATATTCATGGCGGATGCGTATTTGTTTACCAGCTGCCGGATGTTGTCACGCATAGACAGCTGCGGCAATTCTTCCGAAGACATAGCCACTGACAATAAGAATTTCCCGTTTTCTTCCCGTTCTTTCTTTATTTCCGCAATCTCATTCTCTATATTCTCTATCCGTTTCTCGTATTCGAGGTTTATGTTCGCTTGCATTGCAAACATCTGTGCGGAAGAAAGATGCCGTTTCAATGCGTTTTCCATAGAGTTGAATGCTGCGATGTATTCCAATTTAAATTTTAGGGCTTTCTTACCAGTGAATCCCATCGCCAAAAGAGTGAACCCGTCTCGGTTCATTATAAATCGTCTTGCGGATTTCACCCCTCCATTGGGCTGTGGAACATCTTCTGTATATTCCACGAACATGTCCCGAACTTTTGCGTCACATTCATTATCAGCATTTTGCAATAAATTATCTATTGCTCTTACTACATCGTTTGGCTCTTTGCCAAACTTTTCAGCAACCAAAATACTATTGGTTAACACTTGGTCATTTTGACCTTTAAAAACTAATTCATTTGCCATTTTTGTAACGTTTTATGGCATTGCAGAAAAAAAAGACGGTCTGCAATTAACCCGCCGTTACACATACCTAAGAGGCAGTTGGGAGGCTATTAACTCTCCACACGGGTTTGCAGACCGCTATAATATACAGCGTTAGCTTACAAGCATAAAAAATGCCTGCATAAAGCAGACAACCGCCTGCCTCTTAATATGTGTAACGCTGCAAATATACCTCTAATTTCTATAACGCCAAATAAAAAACTTAATATTTTACTTTTCTACCCCATATCATCGCGTTATACAGCGAAGTGGCATACATCTTAATCTCTTCCTTGCTCTCAAGGAAATCAACCTTAGAGGCTGCTATCATAGCCTCTGTATAAATCTCTTTGTTTAAAATATTATTCTCTTTCATATTATCTGCATTTAACTTTTGTAAGTCCATACTTAGCCAATCTTAGATATATCGTCCTTATGCTTACATTCAGCATCTCTGCCATTCTGCGGGGAGGTATCTTTTCTTCCTTGTACAACTTGGTAATGTTTTCTTCCGAAAGCGGGTCGACAAAAGGTTTCTTCGGCTCTGCTATCCCCATCCGTTTACGTGCTTTCGCTGCATATGCTTCATTTTGTTTGTCTTTTGTGACGTAAATAACGGTGGTCTTGTTAAGGCGTAGAGGGAATAGTCTTCTTTCCACTTCCTTGTGTTGTTCGGCAAGGCTTTCTACATCCCCGTTGACCGTAGTGTCAATCTTCTTGTATTTGTCCGGGATACGGGAATGTCTGTCTCTGATTATTCTGTCTGCTTTTCTCATGACTTCTCTTCATTGTCTGAAAACACTAAATTTTGTACTTCTTCTTCCCATATATCTCCCTCATTTCCTTCAAAGTCAAGATATACTGTATCTTTAGGGCTTGGATTGTTGAAACTAGAAAGCAGCCCTATTACCTGCATGGGTATGGAAAGTCTCTCTCCTTGTGGTGACGGGAGTTTTATTCTCACCCGGTCACCGATTTTTAATTCTGTTATATCCATTATTTTATTATACTAAATTTATGATACCACTTGTCCGCATGGCTGAACCATCCTATAATGAATGATTTACCGAAGAGAGTTATTTTGTATAGTTTACTCATATATTTTTGTTAACTAATTCACACCAACTATTATCGCTTTCCCAAAACCATTGATAGCCGCCAGCGTGTTTACGCTTTCCGGAACAGCAATTCCTGATATTACGGGCACAGATGCCGGTCTTTCGTTCCGCATCGTTAGAGGACTGGAAAACACCTTGTAACCGTCCGCTTTTTATAGCTACTACTTTCTTTGCATTGCAGCCCGCTATATTAGGGTTTCCCGTTCTCCCTAAGGCTAATCCTTTAATCATACTTTCCCTTTTATGCGAAGGGATGTAATCATCCCATTTCTTTCCCTTGTTATGAGGGATACCTCCTTTTAAAAACCGCCCGTTAATAGGGTTGCGGTTTAATCGCTGTGGAGGTATATATAATTCATTCATCTTTAAATTCAAGTTTTGGGTTACTGGTAGTCTCTGTGTTCCTTTTCTTTGTCTTAACCATTCTCCGATAAACATCATCAATCAATTGCTTAAGCTCATTGACGTAGCTTCCCATGCTCCAGCCTTCGAGTTGACACACCATTAAATCAAATTCTATTTCTTGTAGCAGCTTTACTTTAAACCTCTCGCGTGCAAAGACATTTACCCGTTGACGCACATCACGGTTAATCATCGGGTCATGCTTGGGTTCTTTGTTATTGGGGATGAATTTTTTCACGGGGTGATGGTTGTCTGCTATGTTGTTAACATGAACATTCAGAGATTTTACAAGAATTCTTACTCCTCCGTTTAAGACGCTTTTCCCGTTTGTGTAAAAGTCGTATCCGGTCAAAGGAGAACCAGTATGCTTGTCAATGGAGAAACCCTCAGGTGGTTTATCGTAGAGTTCCCAATTCATGTATTTACTCATGGTTGTTTTATTTCAATAACTCCGGGCTGTCGTAAATATTACCTACATATCTAATCCCGAACATATCTATCATTTGTCCTATTGGCTTATTTCCAAGATTTTGAGACAGAACTTCTAATAGCACAAAAGAACCGATTTTATCACTATACACTACTTCACATAGTACACCAGCGCATTCAACCAAATCATGCTCATATATTTCTCTATCATTGTATTTAACTCCCGTGAACTGACCAACAGTTTCAGCCCATACGTCATCGCACCGGCAGTCTTCCGGAGAATATATCTTTGCCTTGTCTGTGAGGATAAGTCCGTTTTCGTCCCTTCCGGCAGTATAGAAAAAAGAGAGAAATCCATATATCCATTTCCCCGTATCAGTGCTTTTTCCTCTGAATTTTATTTCACGTTTCATAATCAAATCTCCTCAACTTTAAAAGATAATTTCTCAAGTTTCTCAATCTGCTTACGAAGAGAAGCGATTTTCCTAATCTTCATTTCTTCCGCCTTTTTCAACGCTTCGGATTTATCGGTGAATGCGTTTTCCCCTATACGGAAGTAAGAACATAAACCATCAATTACATATTCTCTATCTTCAAATCTACTTCTAATAATATCCGCTTCTATCTCTTTAATGCCTGTTGTTAAAGCGTATTTTGTTATAAATACTTTTGCCATAGTTGTAATCATTTATAAGGTTAAAGTGAATTAAGAGAGGCAGCGGACACGGGGCGAACCCAATCGTCACTGTCCTGAATGTTGTCGTATCTAAAACCGTCGCCCCAACTGAGAATAAAATTGCGTTTGTTTCCTTTTCTCGTAGAACACCAATACCAGTCATCTTTCACTGGTTGTTTTCCGCAGATAGCTAAGGCTGCATTCAGCATAACCTTATGTTCATACCCTAAGACACTCTCTTGTAGTGTAGGAATGCGCCAACTTAATCCACATAAGTCCAATGCTATGACTTTCTCAGCAATTTCGCTTCCGGATGCAGCCAATGCTTTGGTATTGCCTATTCCATCGGTATCCTTCATGCCTTCTTCTGTGGTTGGATATATCTTTCCTGTTTGCTCTTTCTCCCAATCAAGAAGAATATGGGTATCATTATCCATATCTTCCGGATAGAAGAATAAAGCATTGCCATCATGGATAATAACTACACATTGTGCCTGTTCGTTTTCTTCATGCAGTCCCCAAAATTTAGGTTCTACAAAATTCTTATTGACGGTAAAGATGAATACACCATTACCTACATTTTCTTTTGTGTAAATTCCTTTGTTTATAATCATATAAGTTTTAATATTTCTCAAAATTTGGGATTTGTAAATAGAACGAGTTTCGAGACATGGGAAGCCAACACTTTTGCTCCTCATTGCACGTATTCCAATTATCTTCTCCAAATTCATCATTTAATGCTTCCACTATCTTATAGGCTACATCTTTTACAAAACGAGTATTAAGCATCCTCTTGCCTTTAATAACGATTGTAGGTGTATAGAGTGAAATTTTATACTCCCCACCGTTTTCTATCGACCAGCTACCTTGTGCTACTGTAATGTGCGGATTGGTTTCATTCTTATACTCTTGTACTATACTTAGATAGCCATTAAAATAGTTGGCTATTAGTTCCGACTTATATACTTTTAGCCCCGTTGCTTTTTCTAAAAGTTTTCTAAGCCTATAAGCATCATTTACAACAGGGTCCATTCTCATATAAGTTTTAACGCTTCTTGTATCCCGGCTTCCAGTGCTTCCTCGTAGGTGTCATATACTTTATAGCCATTCCCTTTGTTTATTTCGTTCTCCATCCAGTCGCTTTCTTCTGTTGGAACATTGAAATCACAAAAAGAAAGCTTCCATCTTTTCCCAATAACAGGTTCTACATATACATACACACCTCTTATTTCACGCAGCCACTTTTGGGCGATATACAATACTGGACACAAAAATTCAACTGGTTCGTCATCTATTTCCGTACAACACGACATACTTTGCGGAAGGTCATATTTTGTAATAACCTTATTGCGGTCTATTAGGTGTTCACACTTCCAAACGAAACCTTTCTCTTTCAGCAGCTTCGCTGTTTCTAACGTTACAAGTTCTTCGGTCATAGTTATTTACCTTCTATTATTATACACCCCAATAACACCCCTAAATATTTTATCCCAAGTTCGGAAACATAGTACACGATTTGTTTTTCAATCTCAAACTCTCGCTTTTCTGCATATCCGATAGATACCAATTCCTCCCAGTCCTTATCGGAGTTATTTACTACAAATCTATTACGATAAGCCTCATATCTATTTCTTTTTATTTTCTCACGGCTAAATCCGATAGCATGTTCCATTTTTTCTATTTGCCGGAGTGATAGTTTTATATCATTCATAATCTTTTATTTTAGGTATTTCTACACCATACATATCGGCTAACTTCTGGAATTGTTTTTTCACAAACGGAGCTTCTTCCAAAGCCTCTAATACTTCTGTTTTTAAATAGGTTCCCTCAACAAAAAACACAGTCTTACTGCCATAACGATTATCATCCGGACTTGCAGAGAAAGAAAGACACCCATACCCCTTGTACGTGAAAAAATTAAAGCCGGAAAAACCGAATAATTGAAAGTCTTCATCTATTTTACTAAGGTCTTCTTTCTCTTGAGGAGAAAATTTTCCAGAAATAGCTTTAAAATGATGTCCGAGACAACCATCTGTCCCAAAATATGCTATTCTACACATAATTGTTCTTTCTTATCTTTAAAGCGTTCAATCAGTTCGTCTACGGTAGCCTTGTGATAATTGTCAATCTCAAAATCATTAGGCATCCCATAGAAATCCATTCCAGACAAACCTCCATCAGAGCCATCCCGGATATACTCGTGTATATTGCCCCGATAAGTAGGGCTTCCGAAATACCGATTCTTGCATGCTCCGTTTGCCGTTGACTTCGTTGGAGTAGGCAATACAATATAATCGATCCCGACTCTGTTGTATTCCAAAGTCGGTGCCCGATAAACACTGCCATTCCGCATCATACCCGATTGAGGAAAGGTTGCATAGGACCTGCTCGAATCCCCGAACAAGGAGCATTGGACTGTTTTCAATGATAACGTAACGGGGTTTAGCTTCCCGTACAATTCTGAACATTTCAGACCATAGGCCGCTTCTCTCACCGACAATTCCGACACCTTTTCCAGCAATGCTGATGTCCTGGCAAGGGAATCCACCGCTGATGATGTCAACAAACGGAGGTTTTGAATACGTTCTAATATCTCTGTTGATTTCATGCTCTTCTCCAAAGTTTTTCTTTATTACTAATGATTGATAATCCTCAAATTCACAACTCCACTCGGTCTTTATGCCGGCAAGTGCCGCACCTAATCCAAAACCTTCTATGCCGCTAAACAGAGAGCCGTGTGTCAATTCGCTTTTCTTCATTTCCATAATTCAGAACCACTCTTCATCCACTCCGACCTCTACCGAAAGCCAGTCCATGAGGAGGGTTATAAGGTTATAAATAGGTTTCATCTCACTAAACTTTTATTGCGTTGGCAATATTATCCGCATCCGACAGCTTTCTTACCAGCACATCAAACGCTGCTGTACACCGCTCTGTGTTCATATTGACCGTTTTCCCGATTTTCAAACAGTCGGAAGCAAGGTTCATCACCCTTGCTACATTGGAAAGCTTCAAATATTCCAACGTGAACCCGTTGAACCGTGCGTCTTTCTTCCGAAGTTCTTTAATCCTTTCGTCAAACTGGATGCAGGCGTAATCACACAATGTTCTTGCAAGTTCGAACCTTGCAATCTCTGCGGAATGGGATATGCCGTTATCGTCAAGAGCCTGCTTGAACTGCCAATACAGCATATCCACGTGCTTGTTCACTTCTTTCGTATACTTGTCGTTGCAGTCGGCGAAAAACTCGCTCCGGTCTGAACCGATAACGCTGTTTACAGTACGCTCGTATTCCTTTCTTGCCTTATCGGCATCATTCAAATACCGCTTGAATGCCTGTTTGTAATAAGGCGTTCTCTTCATCGCATGCAGACACTCGATAACCTGCCCGCAACAGATGTCGTTCGTGAGCAATATGTTGTAGGTGCACAGAACTACAAGACTCTCATATTTGCTGATTATCTGATTTGCCGTGTCGGTGGTCATTGCCTTGCCTGTTCTGCCTTGTTCATATTCTTGTTTTTGCTCTCTTTTGCAAGTTCATCAATCATGCGCTGATACTTCCTTGCCACCAACGGGCAGCGTATGCGCATTGCATTGTCACGCTGCCATTCCAATTGTTCGATTTTCTTTTCAATCTCTATGTCCATGATTATTTACCGTTTGTTTCTTATTTGGATAAACCCTCGTTTTTCGCATTCCTTTAACAGTTCCATATCTTCATCCCTTATATCGCATGGCGTCTCATGATTAACACTCATGTAATCCGATATGCCAAACTTTTTGCATATATCATAGTAAAAGCGTCTTTGCCTGCCTCTTGTCGTCCAACATATTGTAAGTCTCATATTATTGTCAAATTTATGCTTTCGCCACTACTTACGTAAACTGATACTACATACACGATTTGCCGCTCGTTTCATGGCTTCTGCATCTCCACTTTCCACAAGCTTACGTTCACGTTCAAGATACTCGACATAGGAAATTCCGTTGCTACCGCGCTCTTCTATCTCCTTTTGGCGCTGTAGTCGGTATTGCTCACGTTCGTAACGCTCAATGTCAATGCGGCGTTCCTTGATATAGTCAAGCATAGCGCTTGTAATCTTCATCGGGTCTATAGCTCCATAGAATCGTCCGTATTTCCCAGACTTAAACCGTGCAATGAAAAAGCATATCTCAGCTGCATTAAGGTAATAATACTCAGAAATAAATATCTCTGCTAACTCATTAAGCTGCTCCTTAGCAATCTTGGTAGATACCTCTGCGAAGTCATTGAGTGTACCGAATTGAATTTTCAACCATTCTAAAGGAGTTTCATCTCCATAAGTCGAAGCCAATAATCCTAATGTAGGTATAGAAAAATTCATGGCTAAATCGGAGTGAGTCGCCTTACACCTGACAATTTTGAACTGCAAATCTGGATTGTAATCAAGTATGAATTGTGCAGGGTCAGGATATTTATTCAATAACGCCCTCTGCTTCAAGTTCCTTTCTTTTTTTTGCGGCAGCTTCTCTGACTGTTGTAGCGACTGCAAGAACTGAATCACGTTTTCGCTGCTCGCTATCCTGTTGATTTTTACTAAGTCTTTCTCCATTGTAATTGCCTTCTAAAATCTTAATGAAATTTGTCGGTCTGAATATCCAGTCGAAATCACAATGCCAGTTTTGGTTATTATGCCCCAAAAGAAATGCTGATTGAGAAACGTTGTTGAAAACAGCCATAATAGCCTCTTTTCCATATTCTGCGGCTCTTACTTTTACGGCTTTCTTACGTTTTTCTGTCATTGCCGTAACTTTGGGTAACCGTCCTTCAAACATCTTGTTGAACGTATCCATAAGACCATTGTAATTTATCTTATCACTCTCATTGTTCCCTGATGGCGAGACTTCCCCTTGGGGGGAATTATAGGGGGGATATTCTTCTTCTCTTTCTACTTCTATTTTAGTCACGTATTGTTCAGTGAATGATACGGTAGTATTACGTGATTGTTCCGTGATTAATAAGTGAATATTATCTTTTATTTTGTCTATCAAGTATTTAGGTATATTCAAATCCTCGTAATTAGGTTTGTTGATTACTTGATGCCGAGTGAAATTTGGCAGATATATGAATCTTTCCCCTTTATAGGAAAGCAGACATATAAATCCGTTTATCACAAGCTCGTTCATCCATTTTTCAAACTGTTGTATTTGGATTTGGTCATACGGAAATATTTTAGACTTTAACCAGATAGAATCACCTATTACAGTCCCTGAATCATCAGAGAAATTCCAAAGACCTATATAGAGAAGCCTTGCATCCCTTGTAAGACGTCCTATTTTGGTATCATCCCAGAACTTTGGCTTAATCATTCTGTTTCGTGCCATGTTTATTCATCTTTATTTTCATGCATCTTTCAAATTGTCTATTTTTTATAATTCAACTTCCTTGATTATAAATTCTATTCTTGGATTTACTTTGTCTATAAACTTCTCTGCTACTATCTTCACGCAATTACGGTCATTCTTGATAGCTTTGCATCCTTGTAGACAATCAAGTACTGTCTTGAAACAATTGTCGAGGTCTGGGCGTTGGTTTTCATAGAATACATTCAAATAAAGTTCAAACAACCCTGCTATCATCTTGCCTCTGTACTGGTTACATTGTAGATAGAACGACTTTTCATATTCATTCAATGCCGGCTGTTTGGCAAGACTGCCATGACCGCGGATTGTTATAACTTTATAACAATTAGATTTACTCGGTATCTTGCCCCTTATTATCTGTTTATTATATATCATGTTATGGTAGTTTTAATTTTATTTCATTGATAAGTTCTTCATTGGATATACAATAGCCGGCATTAGCTATGTCGCATAAATGCCTTTTTAAATCGGTCGGATTGTTAAATTCAATAGGTTGCTCTCCAAAAGGAGTAATGGGAATTCCTTTTTTATATACCACATGCCCTCGTTTTTCTATTTCTTCAATCAAATCTTCATCAGAGGCAACGGTCATAAAATCATCGAGATAATCTTCTATATATATGTCCGTCTCGGTTGTGATTGTAATATACTCTCTTTTTTTCTTCATATATATTTGATTTTAAGTTCCACATCCACCGGCTTATCTTTCATCATGGAGAAAGCATCGAGTATCCTCTCCTTAGTCAACTGGATAGGTCGGGTCATTATTTCACTTTCTATGTTTTCCAACGGTATCTTCTTTCCGTCATAGGTAATAAGAATCGCAGAAGTTATTACGTAAGGACTCATGTCTTGTATTGTTTCTTTATCTGCCTTGCAATCTTCTTGTTCAACTTACTTAGACGCTCTGCCTGCTTGCTGTCACCTCCAATATTATGAATGTCTGACTTTCGGTCTGCGATAAGCTTCTGAATGATTGCACCTTCGGATTTGGTTACTGTAAGTTTCATTCAAGTTTTTATTTGAATCCCCATTCTTCCATGTAGTCAATGTTTTCAGGAAATCCTTCTACCGATTTGGGACTAAGGAATATTTTCTCACTCTTCAATGGAGTGCCTCCCCAAACAGTAGCAGGGCATTCTTCATATTCTTCTTTAGAAACTTCACTTACATTAAAATGGGGTTGGAAGCCATATCCCATTACGCTTTCCCCTAAGTAAGTACCAAACTTCTTTAAAGCCCATTGAAATGCAATATCTTTATATAGGTAATGTTTAGAAAACACAGCCACATATATTTTATGAGAGAAATTTCCTGTTTCTGTTAAGTCAGGATTACATCTGATACAGAAATACTTAATACGTGAAAGTATTTCTTCAACAAACCTTTCATGCTTTTCGCAATCTTCTTTCGTTAAGAACTCTTTCCCGTCATTTGCAATGTAAATAGTCTTGGTAATTTCTTTTGTTTCCATGCTGTTTTTTATTAAAGCCCCGAAACGTATTCTCCGGGGCACAACCATTATTTACTAACCCTTGCCATTTATGTGTGGCTCACATTTATGAGGTGGTAGCAGGACTTGCACCTGCATGATAGGAGTTTTTCTTGGACTTTCACCAAGTAGTTTATTCATTGACATTGCGGTCTATTCGGCATTACCCGTTATTAACTCAGTGGTTTGAATTTTTTTTTACGGCTAACCGTAACACATTGACTTACCAACCTATCTATAAGAGCTTCACTTTAGCGTCTCTCGTTGTTCCGCCATACCACCATTTTTGCCCGCCCAATCTTCACAGACCGGACAGGCAGGTTAACAAATAGTTCCCGGATAGGCGGTCAAGCCACACCGGGATAGTTAACTGTTAGCTGAAATTAAATCACTTAACCCGAACCTTTCACGGGACTTCTGCGTGAGCAGAGGGCTTTCGGTTAATTATATCAAGTCTAAAATCTTTGTCTTTGCAATAGCGTCCAGCTTCATGTCTTGAAGTCCCTGTTTCATGTATTCCGCCGCCTTTCTGTTGGCATCGTCCATGTCTTTTGCTGCTATTAGAACATAATATTTGTTCTCTTTTTCTTTCCCGTTTTCGTCTACGAAAATCTCAACAAGAGTGACCTTATAAAAGAACTCATCTTCCTGCTTCTCATTGACAATCTCACGTATCTTACTCCGGCTGATTGCGAAAACATCACACTCACCGTTGTATAGCTCATTGCCTTTCAATTCCACATGACCGAAAAGCTCATCATCGGTTATGTAATGTTCGGTGACTTCCTTTTCATCACCTTTCTCGTTAACCTTGTTTACTTTTAGCTTAAATTCGTACAGCATGATATTATATGTTTATAGGTTACACATCAGAACGGGAGGTCGTCTTCCCCGTCGGTCTGTAAGATTGGCGCTTCCACCGTAGCTGCGGCATTCCCGGAACCCTCAAACTCATAAGGCTTGAAGTCTCCCAAGTAAACCTTTGACTTGGCTTCTGCTTCTGTCTTGTTCGCATCCTTATACTGCTTTGATAAGTATTGTTTGCAGTAATGGGTATTGCCGTATTGGCTCGGCTCTCTACGCTCATTAATATTAACGTTAAGATAGACGGCTTTTGCTTTCAGGTTCTCGTCCATACTTACATAAAGGTCGTTTTCTTCTATCGGAATGACAACGCATTTCTTATTCTTGATTGTTGCTATGCCCGCTTTTTCGAGCTTTAGCAAATTTACGCTTCCGGTTAAATTCATTTTCTATTCAATATTTGATTAATGATTTTGTTTGCTTCGGTTATCCGTCTCTCAAATTCAGCGATTACGGCATCGTCCCTTGTTATCTCTACAATGTGAATGTTGTGTTTCAAGAAAGGGCAGAAAACGGCAAAATCAGCTTTGCCCAATCCTGTACAGGACATCTCCGCTTGTACTTGGTAGAAGTATAGAGGATTTACTGATTTAAGCGTATCGTTATCCTTAACCTCATTCATATACTCCATGAACTTTTTAGGAGTTGGGCATTTTATTTCCACCACCTTTCTTAAGCCGTCTTTAATCGCTATGCGGTCGGGAGAAGCGGAGAAGCAAGGTATTGTAGGGTGCTGTATACTTTCGCACTCTTCAAGTTCGCATCTTGTGACAAGCTGGTAACGTTCGGCGGCAAAATCTTCATTTTCGTGTCCGAACTCTATAAACTTGTTGTTGATGCTTACCTGGTTTTGGTATATCTCAAACAGATAATCATCTTCAATATACTTAGGGAGTAGGTTTCTTTCTGCTGCGACTTCATATATGTATGAAAGGGCTGTCTTCCCAAACAGCTCCCCTTTCTTTCCGCTTGTCATTAAGTCCCCGATGCGACTTCCCGTAAAGTTCCCCAGGCGTTGGCGAAGCCATCCAAAACTACCTTGTTCAATCATTTTGTCTCAGTATTAAATAATTCGCCTGTATTTTCATCGACAACTTCCGCTTCCTGCAAAGCCTCTTTCATTGCATTGCGTCTGGCTTCCTCATTGTCGGGATTATCATTGTACGACACTTCGGCTTCGTCTATGTCGGTTTCTGTCAGGTTATCTTTTATAATAGCCTGGTCGAATGTTTGGGCGCGTTGCATTTCAATACTTAAGATACCAAACTTAGAAAGTAGCATTTTTAAAACTGTCTTCTTTGCCATAGAGTCAAAGTCGGTAGACCATATGCCTGTGCCGCGTTTATACGTTTGTGAAAACTTCCTTCCGTGTTTTTCGCAATCTTCCTTGCTCATATAGAGAAACTTCTCAAAACCGTTGATGAGACTGAAATAAGCCATATAGCCTACTATCTTATCAGAAGAGCGTTCTCCAAATTCATATTCTCCGGTAAATCGGTTCGACTTCTTTATCTCCCCCTCATATATCTCATTTACGTTTATTGTCTTATATTGACCGCTACGCATAGCAAGTTGAACAAAACCTCTCCAGCCCATTTGAAATTGCGCTTGATTACCGTAAGGGACAACGTAAGCAAATCCGAGATTGGGATTGATAGGTAAATCTAAAGTAGCTGCTACCACAGCGGCATTCATGATAGACTGTGGTTCTGCCTTTTGAAGCAATGTATTGCTATTGGCAACCGCTACTATCGAACTGATAAATCCCGGCGCTTTCTTTCCGAGAATTTCTTTGAAACGTGCTTTCACATTGTCATTCGCAAGCATTGATTTAAGCTGCGGGATTGTCGTTATTGTACTCATTATAAATGTTTTTTTAGTTTAACAATATCTTGGTAGCCCTTGACTAACGCAAAGAAACATCCTTTCGTCTTCGAGTTCGTCAGGTATATAATCATATTGATTACATTCGAGTTCTGCGCGCAACGCCTCAATGTCTACCTCTATAAGCTGAATGATTTCTTCTTTTGAAGAATACCCATACTTGGGAAGATAGTCCAAATCGCAAGCTTTGACTTCGTTCAGCTCCTTGTACAGTTCTTCAAGTTCATTTTCCATTGTATTGTGTTTTTAAACCGCCCGTACAAGGTTAAAGGGAAGCGGTGCGCACTTCGCTTCTCTCACGGCTTTTAGTACGGTAATAGCTCTGACCTTTTCTGCGGCTGAATTTGGTTAAGTAAAATAGTACATCTTGCTGTTCCCAACTCCCAACTTCTTCACTCTGATAGTTGTAATGAACGGAAAGTCTTTTTTGGAAATCTTGCTTAGGGCTTCTTTAATAGGAGTGGAGTTTGTAAAGAACTTGCATTCCGTACCTTCATGTTTTATTTTTACTACATATCTGTCTGAACCATGCTGTGTTTTTACACCCGATTCAAAATCAAGTATTTCAATTTCACAGTTAAGAATATCGGTTATTGAAACCTGCGGAACTGGAAATATATGTCGGTCTGCATCAATTTCAATTCCTAATTCACTGAATCTTTTCATTCTTAATAATCTTTTTAATAAGGTGCTTAGAATTACAATGCTTCGCCCAACCCAGCCATGAACAGATTTCCATTTTGTAATCATGCGGGGTTATATTCTTTTTGTTTAATGCAGATACTTTACGGCAAAAGTTTTTCTTTATGGATTTCCGCATCAATGTATGCGTATGAAAAAATACGTATCCCACGAAATCTATTCCCCTGCTATCTACCGGAAAAAACTGATAGTTGCCCTTTAATTGCAGGTGCAGTTTCTCATTAAGATATGAGTTGATTTCAAGAAGAATACTGTGTAACTCTTTCTTGCTGCTGGAAAGTATCACCATGTCATCGGCATATCTGTAATAATATGGCATTCGCTTTTCTTCCTTAATCCAATGGTCGAAATAAGAAAGATATAGATTCGCAAAGAATTGGGAAAGATAGTTACCGATAGGAACACCCGGTGCTGAATCTATAATACCATCCAGAAGGGCAAGCACCTTTATGTCTTTTATTTTCTTACGTATGATACGTTTCAGTATGGAGTGGTCTATTGACGGATAATATTTGCGAATATCCATTTTCAGACAATATTTTGTTCCATCAGCATCTTTCAGGTCTTTCTTCAAATGTTTAACCACTCCATGAATGCCTTTTCCTTTGATACAGGAATAAGTGTGTGAAATGAAAATCGGTGTCCATATATCTTCAAGGATGTTCATTATAGCGTGATGCACAACACGGTCACGAAATGGTAGCCTGTATATCTCACGCTCCTTTGGGTCATGTATAATGAAAGTCGTGTATTGAGAAGTGATATAGCTTCTTTCCGACAATTCTTTGTGCAAGGAAAGTATGTTGTTATCCAAATCTTTCTCAAACTGAATAACTCCATACGTTTTTCCTTTGCCCTTTTTAGCTTTAGAATAAGCAAGATAAAGATTATCTATATCATAGATGCGATGATATAAATTCCCAAAGCGTTTCATAGCCTTTGTTTTCTAATAAGAGTTTTCGGGTTAAACCTACCAACACCGTTTGAATTGTTGTTTTCCACCAAGAGGTGAGGTTTCTGCCCTTTGAAGTTTTACAACATAGGCGAGACCTGCTACCTGCATTCGCATACGCATTATCGTAATTCGAATCGTTGAAAGCGAAAGAGGAAGGAGACAAGGGCAGACGACCTTTGTATGCTTATCCTATCTGGATGTCTTTCCAAATGTCAATAAATTGTTTTGCCGAATATTCCGCAAGTTCGCGTGTTTTATAACAAAGGCGAGACCCGCTACCCGCACCCGCACACGCACTACCGTAACCCGAACCGCAGAAAGCGAAAGAGGAAGGAGACATAATGAAATAGGGATAATACTTGTTCTCATCCGAGTTATACCAGTCTGCTTTCCAGCCTTCATTCAGAGCTTCCGTAATAACTTCCATTTTATATAACGCAATGAAATGCCTGCGCATGTCTTTGGGTAAATCTGAAAAATCAGGGACACCTTTTCTTCCTGTTTCTTCCATTGCGTCTTCAAACGTTTTGATTCTATCCATTACGTTTTGATTGGCAAATATTTCTTTGCCGTATAGATTTTCAAGCATCTGCTTTCCTTTATTGTCCGCTTCTCTCCAAGCCTTTAAAGCGTTCTTTTTATCTACATTTAAAGTCATAATTGTAAGTTTATAGGGTTATAGAATAAATTGTTTCCACAAATCAATGAATTGCTTCCCGCAATAATTGGAAAGCTTTTCGCTTTTCAAACAAAGGCGAGACCCGCTACCCGCATGCGCACACGCAAAATCGTAACACGAATCGTAGAAAGCGAAAGAGGAAGGAGACCCATTAGGCTTGAACCACGGATACCAACGTTCCACGTTAGCATCGCATACATTAAGTTTCTGACCTCCATTTAGAGCTTCCGTAACGATAGCCAGCTTTTGATAAGCAATATCGTGTTCCGTCAAGCCTAACTCCAATAGCTTTTTCTCATCGAGTGGTTCCCTTCCCAACTCGTGGCAAGCATCAAGGTAGGTTTTCACTCTTTCTGTAACGTCTTGTGAAAAGAAATCCTTTCCAAAAGATTCTTCCAATACTGTTTTTAATTCTTTTGAACCGCTCCGATATAGTTCACGGGCTTTTTGTTCACTTAATTGTAATGTTTTCATATGATTGTTATTAATTGGTTTCAAGAAAAACCGGACTATCTTCACAGACCGCCCGGCTACGACTAAACAAATACTTCATCTGTAGTGAAGATGTTGCGACACCCGGACTCGAACCGGGACGAGTTGTCAAGCTCCACACATCTAAGGTTTGACATTCCTATCATAGAGTGCTGCGTCTACCATTCCACCATGTCGCAGTGTTTCCCGACCAGCACGTGGACGGGACTGTTTATATTAAAATATATCATGAATTATTCACCCTCACGGGCTTATTGAGTAATTTTTAAGAAATCAGGAGAAATCCCATATAAGGGCGTTTTGCCATCCCATTTATCAATAAATTGTTTGTATAAGATTTCTTTCGTCAATCCTCTTGACGTAATTAGAGCCTGTTCTGTCTTTAACTGTTCAAGCTCATTTCGTTTTCTCTGTTCTGCTATTTGCTGGTCTAACACTGAGATATTGGTATTAACCTCATTACGGCTATCAATCTTTTCACGTACTGCTCTTGAAAATTCAAGCTGCGCGGAAAAAGTCAACAATTGAAGCCCTCTTTTCTCAAATTCTTTATCTACTATCTGTTCCAGCCGTTTTTCAAAAAGAAGAGAACCGCCATCAGCCATCAAACTGTCTGTCTTATGTTTCCGGCTTTCTTCTTTTATCAAGTCATAAATACGCGGTTCAAGTATGTTGTCTTCAAGGCTTTGCATAAAACCATCTTTCCCGGATTCCGTATCGGCTTTATCTATATGTTTATTATCGAATACAACATCAACAGCCCTATTTTTTATAACTTTATATGAATAGGTGGGACGTGCATTAAATTCTGTGTTATCGGCAGCTTTCAAAGTGACAGGTTTGGCAAATTCACCTCTTTGGTCAAATAATGGGACTTGAAACAACTCTGTACCCCATTCCCAAGTGGAAACTCTACCCGATACCACCTTGAAATCCTCTTTCCCTTGCTTACCGTAGTTCTCCATCAGAACCCCAGCATAGTTAGGGGCTACTCTTTCGCAAGAAGCGAATACCAATAAGGTCATACAGACCAATGTCAGATTAATCAATCTCTTCATTTTTTAAGTTTTTAATTAGTTTATAAAAAAAATAAATTGTAGTGGCTGATATTACTGCTACACCCAGCCAAGCGTGTAGGTGATTAAAAATCCTGTTCCCAATAGCAATTCCGATAATCAAAAGTGCTATTAATTTGATGTACTTATTCATAATTCTGATTATTTGGTTATTATTGTTCCCGTGAGCGTTCCGATGGTTGCCTTACTACTCTCAAGCATCTATTGAGAGCCACGGGAATTCTCTATTTTAATTCTTGAATTTGTTTCATTATATTAGATACCTCATCTGCATTTACATAACCAATTACATCATCTGTAATTGAGGTATCATAACAAATAGCACCATCTTTAAGGACAGCAACCTCATAGGTATCTATGCCGTTGGAATAGAACACAGTTCCTTTTATGACACTTATTCCATAACCGTTTTTAAATTGCATTACAGCTTGTTTGGCTTCCATATATTCCTCACGGAGCGGAGAAGGAAGATGACGTGCATCCTTGCTAAGAGAATGTGGATTAAATACCAAATCCGTAAATGTTTTTACCTTTCTCGTATCATTATTCATTAAGCATTGCTCCCTTCAACGCAACAATACGTGTTTGGCTTTTCAGCGTGCCCGAATTTGACGGGAAGGGAGTATATATAATAAGCGTGTACGGGCGCCTTTCATTACCACCGCATACTTTATACCGATTTAAGACTGTATCGGACGCTTATGTTGTCTTTATGACCTTTGTCTCTTGCGATACGGGCGCCCAAACCGCATACTCTCTACCGTAGGACATTTCGGTGCGAAGAGACAATCACGATAACCAAGCCTATACGGAGTCCCCGCGTTTCCGCTATCCGTAATCCTCGGTTATATTGAAATAAGTCTAAATATCAAATGCTTAAACCTTATTTCACATTCAATACGTCAAAGAACTATGTATTTTGCTCCCTCTGCACGACTCGAACGTGCGACCTTCGCTAACCGGAAATTACCGGATACTAAACCTTCAAACAAGTAACCATAGCGATGCTCTGCCTGGCTGAGCTAAGAGGAAGGAGCGTTGTTCACACAACGCGGTTTTAATAGTCAAGACTGTCGTAATACTGCTTGTTGTTCATATATTCAGATACTACCGCCGACCGTGAGCTGTCGTTTATCCGGCTTCTGATGAAGTCATACTTATCGGAACTCATGCCAGATAATACATCATCGTTGTATTCTACACGGCTGCTGTATATACATCCCGCCATAATTGCTATTATTAGAGCAATCCGAAGAAGCAGGGAAGTAATTCTGTTTAAGCTATATGGTTTCATCTTTCCAAATATTTAATCAATGCCGATTTCTTAAATCGAAGAAGTCTACCGTTTTTTGTATGAGGAATATTAGATATATTGTTATACAAAGTACCAACACTGCACCCAAGAATATTAGCAGCCTCTCCTACCCCAACCCATTCATCCGAACATTCAATCACTGTTTCCTCTACAATCCTTTTCACATCCTTGCGCATAAGTTTGTACAGTTCTTCTGCTAATATTCTTGCTTCTGTGCGAGTCATAACTTTTTAACGGCTGTAATTGTAATTTCCCATGTTTTCGTATTAATAGACACCTTATACCTCTCTACATCCGGTCTTGGGTCTGCTAATGCGGCTCTATAAGCAACAGCTCTCGCCGAATCGCAAGCTCTGTAATCACTTAGACGTACAGTAAGCGAAGTCCCTGGTTTAATCTTCAAAATATCTTCTCTTGTTATTTTCATATCATTTATTATATAAATTTTCTCACTTTATTTGTATTTTCCATAGAAAATACACTATATTCGCCGATGTAAAAACAAAAGATAAGCGGCTTTTATAGTTGCTTCTGTTTTTTATGCCTTGTTGCTGTCGTTCTTTCGTTCTAACAACAATGCAAAGATAGTCCTATTTTTAGGACACACAAAATAAATAGTCCTATTTTTAGAACCATTATATATGTTATAAAACATGTTTTGCGTATATGTTTAATTATTAAATAGATATGGATAAGTATAGAAATACAATAACGCTAATATTGTCTGCAATATCTATCATGGTATCTGTGGCAGCTCTATGTAGAACCTATCCGCACACTTCCGAATTGGGAATGGACTACCAAGGGATAATAGTAGGAGTATTAGCGTTGCTTATAACGGTGCTTATCGGGTGGCAGATATATACCACTATAAATATAAAGGAGGAATTAAAAGATATAAAAGACTTAAGAAAGGAAATAAACAAGCAAGAAAGGGATATATACATACGTTCAACAAACAATCTGTTTGAATTTCAATCTGCAATGTTTATGATGTATGATAATAAAAAAGAGAAAAGCAATTCTGATATATTTCAGTTGTATCTTCATGGAATATCATCTATATATCATTTATGTAGCTTAGGAAAGCAGAATGAATGTACGAGCATAGTTAATATTTTAATTGCAAGAAAACCAATTTTAATGTCGGAGAAATTTCATAAATTTCAAATTGATTCTTTAATGGACACGCTTCTTTCAGCAATGGACATTTCAAGGGTTGAGGGCGTTGTCCCTTTAGTAAACTTGCTTTCGGTTGTTCCAATAAAGAACGAGCCTTAAATGTGTCCGCGTAGATTTGATATATTGATTTCATAATTAATAAATTAATGTGATAATGAGAGAGAAACAAAACAAAAGGCTATTGATATGGTAAAATCAATAGCCATAGAAACATTAAAGGATGTGGTCAAGCATTTTGCTGTCAGAGGAATACTCGGTAATCAAATGACTATGTAATTTGCACCATTCGCTCTTAGACAAATCAAACCGCTTATCAAGTTCTGATTGTAAAAAGCGACCAAACTCTGCTGCCCTTCTTCTTAGGTCAAGCCATTCTCTCTCATACTGAAGATAGCATTCATCTTTAATAGGTGTGCCGTCTGCTTTGAATTGATTTTTTTTATTAATCATAATTCGCTCTTTGAAATGTTTACAATCGGTTATTATTCAAATTCAATGTACAATATCTACTCATTGTCTTGATATTTTATATATTAAATTATCACGCACGTATGTGTTTATATACGCTGTGTAATCCCATTCTCTCTGTAAATAATATATGTTCCCAAAATAGAAATATCATAAATAAGCAGCGTTAATGGGATTATCAAACGGATTTTCATAAACAGGATGCTTGGACACTTTGAGATTTGATGATTCTACACGCTTCTTGTGATTATAAATAACGTGCTTATATTTCTCGGTAGTCCCTCTGTCGCATATAGAGTAAGAACAAGGAATGACAATCCATCCGCTTCCGTCTTTGGGGTTATAGATAAAATGTTTCCTTCCCGTTCTTTTGCGCCACTCCTCAATGGTGTTGGCATTCACGGTATGGATAACCATTTCCCCGTGCGCCCTTGTCTTGGAGATTACTCCGTTTCGGAACATTTCATTCATCAGTCTGTGTGCGGTACTTTTGCTTGAACCGGATATATTTCCAAGTTTGCGCAAAGTCAAATCCTTGGTAAGGGCACAACGTTTTTGTTTCGGTTTCCCGTTACTCTGCGGAAAGTTGTCTCTATCAATAGAATTGACTGCACAAAGAAGCATAATACAGTTCAGCTCATGCACAAGCATGCGAATTGAATATTCCTTCTTATTCAGTTTATAGCAATAATCAGAGGTGTAAATAAAAGGCGTACGCCCTATTGACCTTTTGATTTCCTTGCTTTTAAAAGTGTTTGCAAGAAAGCTGCCTCCTTTTACGGAAAACAGAAAACTGTCGTTTAATGCTCCGTTAATAAGGCGTTTGGCTTTATCGTGAGAAACATGAAACAGTTTCATCACTTTATAAGGGGTTACATCGGTAAGTACAGAATTTGAATACAGACACTTGATGCCAATAGCAAAGGCAAGCAATTCTTTTTCAGCCTTGCTTGCCTTGTATCTTTTGATTATATCTATTGGTATATTAAGTATGTCCATTGACCGATTGTATTTTATATAAAGAATGAATCCCGTAATAGGTAGCAGCTATCACAGGATTCATCTCATATAATTAGCCCGGAAAGGGGTAAGTATAAACAATGTCAATCGAACAACTGCTACTTGTTACGTGTGCAAAGATAGTCCTATTTTTAGGACTACAAAAGAAAATAGGAGATTTTTTATGAACGATGTGACAAGAAGGTTTATAGAAACCTATAAAGAAATGGGGCTTACTGGATATAGAATGGGGAAAAATTGTCCTTCTATAACTAAGCAGAAAATATCAAATATAGAGAATAATCTAACAGAAGCCAGCATTGACATGGTGTCTAATTTTTGTGAAATATATTCAAATGTCAACGCCAACTACATCCTCACTGGCAAAGGACCTATGTTCATAGAAGATGAAGATAGCGGTTCGAGTCAGCAGGACACAGATTCCGTGTCTCTCTCTTACGATGAGCTGTCAAGGCTGTATGAAACAACCGTTTCAAGATACGAAAGGCTTTTTGGTAAACTGAAAAAACAGTTTAACGAGCTTGAACAGACTATTGCGAAAGCAAGAGACGAACTTGAACAAGCGCTTTTAGACGTAAAAAATGTATTGGAAGAAAAAAAGACAGCTTAAGAACAATCCCTATTTTGTAGGGGCGGTTCTTGCTTATTCTTAAAATCCGGTAACTTTTGAATGTAATATATTCATTTTATAAACCGGATGTTTATGGTGCAGTTCAGATTTATGCGTTTCAAAGTCTTTTTCCAATACGGAAATTCTTTCGTGGGCCAATTCAAGGTCCTCGGATAGTCGTAGTAATTGTTGCGTAAGAATTTTAATTTGCTTCATCATACAGGGCGCAGAAAGGTTAACTTCTTCCATGATATTATTTTGTTTATTAAAAATGATAGTTTGTATAACATATAACATCATTGTTCAATAAATGTTTTGAATATTAATATGTTATTAAGCATGTTTTTGTGAAATAAAATTATTACTAAATATTTAATGAAAAAAAATACAGAACAAAACGAAAGGGCGATAGACAGGCTAAAGACATTTGCTCACTATGCAAGGTATGAACTGAAAATTGTAAAAGGGTATAGCTCCTTTGAAGTATACTGTAATATAGGAAATGGATATATCAGTAATTCGGATAAAAGTGGAAAAGGCAGAGGAACGATAGGAAGTGATATAATATCCCGGATTTCCGAAGCATTCCCTATGCTTAATGTTAAGTGGCTATGTTCTGGGAAAGGCAATATGATAGACGATACCTGGAAATACGAAGAACAGATTAGCAAAATAAAAAAGATACTATTGTGATACCATGCAGTAATAAACATATATAACAATGTGATAATCAAATAAATAAGTTTTATAACACAATCCCAAGCG